TTGCCATATTTATTGGTTAAAAAAAGCCCCACATTTCTGTAGAGCTTTCATTATTAATTTATATAATTACTAATAGTCAGCACCATCATCAGATATATAATCATCTGAAGCTACTAAGTTATCATCCGGATTGTAATCCTCTATTTCTTTGAGTTGGTAGTAGTCTTTACATCCATACTCGCCAGACACCTTAACAACAAATCTTTCATGTGGTCTTAGGTCTCTAGGTTTACGTTCCTTAAGAGAATTAACTATCTTGTTATCAGTATAATCTACTAATCTAAACTGACGCATAGTGTATCCAGAAAGAAATGCTTTATTATAGATTCCCTGGTACTCTTTTGTCTCACCGTCACGTTCTTTAGTAACTACTGTAGCTAGTGCTACAATGCTATTACACCATTCACCATCTACCTGGTCCTTAAGGTCTTTTACATTACCACGCATAAGCTTTGTCCAATCTAGTGTTAGTGTAGTCTCTGCACTTCTATAATCTAATTGGCCTAACCATGTACGCATAAAATCATACAAATCTTCTTCACCAATAAATGCTACTCTAACCTCACGATTATCCTTGAACCAGTCAAACAAATTGTTTTCATCATCAGCCCAAGAAGTCATACCTACACTATTTAAGTATTGTTTTTTAGTTTGATCTCTATTCTCACGCTCTCTATCTTCTAGAAAGAATGATACTTTAAAGTTCTCTTTCTTTTTAACTTCTTGTAACCACACATCAACACGTAGATAAGTGTTACCATCTCTAGTTTCACCTAAATAGTTAGTTGCCTTGCTCTCCTCACTAAGCTCTATACCAAGTACATCTTTGTACTCTTCATTAGTAGGATTGATAGCTATAACATTAGCTTCAAACAATCCAACTTTCTTACTGAATTTAGTTTCTTGTCCACCTAAGGACTCTCTTTTTACTCCACCAATTGTACTCATATTTATTTATTTAATTTAGTTATAATATTCAATTACTTTTTCTTTTACTAGCTTTAAGTCATTAGGTATTTTTGTTGTTTCAAACATTCCATCAGGACTTTTAGCTGGTCTTTTTCTGTATCGATTAGTTAAGAAGCTATACTCTACACCATCTTTTGTTTCTTCTACATTAGTATACAAACACACAGTTAATAATCCTTCTAACAATACTTGATTGTCAATAAGTTTACCAGCTGTTTTAATTTTGTATCCTATTATTTCACCTGCGTCTTCAATAGTCTCAGGGTGAGAGAAGTAAAAGATAACTAAGTCATCACGTAGTGTTCTAGCTTTTCTAAACATGTCAACCATGTCTTTAGCCATTACACTAAACTTTGTGAATCCTGTTTCGGTAGCTTTCTCTACCATTCTAAATCCCATTAGATAATTACTATCTTCAATAACAATAGTTTTTATGTGTGGGGCCTTTTCAGAAATAACCTTTAAGAGTCTAGTGACCTCAACTGGATCATCTATCTCTTTGTAGTTTTTTTTCTCTGCATTGTAAAGTTTCTGAGAACCTTTGAAGGGTAACTCTTTCTTTGCAACGTTAATAATGTAAGTCTCTTCAGGGTCAAGGTGCTTCACTGCTGTTGACTTACCTGTCCCTGTTTCGCCAACAATTCCAATTAATTTTGAACTCATTTTTTATTTATTTATTTATTAATATTAGGTCTACAAATATACAAAATTTATACGTATTTGACCTTACTTTTGTCAAAGAACTCTAGTGCTTTTTCTAGCCATTTTAACTCTACGGATTCATTAGATGATATGATATATATTTCGGATTTCTTATCCGGAGTATCATACTCCATGGCCATACATCTGTTAATCTTTTGAGCTAAGTTCTCTGCGTTACTATCAAAGTAATTTATGATTACCTTGTTTAATGGCTTATAGGTCACACCGGTGTTACCGATCTTAACTACAGCCATGTGATTACCTTCCCCTTCAGCAAACTTTACGAATGCTTCTTTATCTTTAGACTTACTGTGATGGGAAGGTATACCCAGTGCGTCTGCTATTTTAGTTATACCACAAAATACTAGGATGCGTTCATCTTTGTACTTGTTTAGTATAGACTTTGTCATTTTTTGCTTTGATAAACTATTCTGTATAATCCTCATACGTGCAAGTCTTGCAAACATACTATTACCTCCTGAATACATCATCTTTCTAATAGTTCCAGAGATATACTTATACTGCTGAAGTTCTGTCTTCTTGATGTTCTTCTTAGTGTATTCCTGTATAACAGTATTGTCTAGTGGTACCTGCACAACAGTTATCTGGTAGTCTGCTATAACTCCTTCTTCAATAGCTTTATGAATAGGATACTCTGCTATTACAGAAAGATCTAATGCATAGAGTAATTCTTTTTTACTCCATTTAGATAATGTTCCTGTAAGACCTAGTACATAATCATTTTGTTCGATCAACTCTTTACAAGTGTTAGTTTGTGCTTCTGATAGTAAATGTATCTCATCAATTATAATTATATCATACTCACCTAAGTTCTTCTCTATAGATCTATGAGTTGTATATGTTATGTTCTCATTTATATAACCCATTAAGTCAAACTCATCTATCCAGGACTGCTTAATCTTGTTATCAGGATATGCAATCAACATAGTACAATTGTCGTTCATCTGGTCAAGGATGTTGATGGTCGTTCTAATCTTACCAAACCTAGGACACAAGTTTAGGATCCCAAACTTACCATGGCTTAGCCATATATCAGCAAACTCTTTTTGTCTTTTATCTCTTATTGTCATTTTGTTTATTGGTTTGTGCTGTTATTAAATCTTTTATCTTAGTAGTGGACCAGTCATGAGATCTGGTTGTATATATTACTTTGATATCTAAATCATCACCAGTAAACTCTTTAGGCTTACCGTCTTTTCCCTCCCACACATAATCTTCTCCTAGTATTCTTACATCAGGGTTAATCCATTGTATAAGATGATAGAGCTCGTCTTCTGTCTGGTATGTATACACTTCATCAATGTAACGTATGGCCTTCAAGGCTTTGTAACGTTCATGTAATGACAGCACAGGTTTATACTTTGACTTCCTGTGCAACGATGGATCACGCTGTAATAACACTACAAATCTACTGCAGTGTTTCTTAGCTTCCTCAAATGTGTATATGTATCCTGGGTGTAGCAAGTCAAAGTTACCTGCTGTAAATCCTGTTCCTGTTATCATTGTAAAAAGTATGATTTGTTAGTAATAGCTGCATAGTCTGCATCAGTAATAGAAATACGTTTAGGTAATTCTTTGAACATACCAATTTGACCTAGAAAACCTAGACCAATTCTAATATCATCCTCACCATAACTGTTTTTGATAACACGAAGACTTCTAAAGTATTTACCTCCATGGTCATCTTTTAACTTGTTAAGGTCATAACCTGATGGGTCTGCAACCTTGTATCTCATAGGGTCAAACAATGCCATACATACATCAGAGTCATTCTGAGTAGTAGAACTGTCTGCAAAATCTTCTAGTTGTGGTTCAACATCACCATTCTTTATCCTAGTAGGATTAGATATAGATCGATTGAACTGACTAACAACTACTGGTGAGTAACCATAGAAATCACGTGCATAACGTAACTCATCAGACATCTTATCAATTGCTTGCTTCTTAGTAGGCTGTGCACTTGTTGTCTTTAGCAAACCTATATGATCTAACACAACTAGTGTTATCTCTGTAGGATCATTAGGTATGTATCTCTTGTTATACTTATCTATCTGCTCTATCTTTCCACGTTCTAATGCATAAGCCTTTAGTTCTTTAGCTATACCTACAGGATTCTCTGGCCCATCGATAATAGTTACTATCTCAGTTAGCTCATTCATATAATCCTCATACTTAAGAAACAGGTCATGCTCCTCCTTAGTCATCTTGCTTGTCCAGCCTAATAACTTGTTAACAGGAATGATAACACCTTCTTCTTGAAAGATCTTCCTGCAGGTCCACTTAGCTAGCTTATAAGTCTGACTACGCTCCATAGATCTGTACCACACCTTCACCTTTATACCAGACTTCTGTCCTTCTTTAGATAAGGCCCAGTCTACTGGATTAAGAACAAACGCATCATCAATGAAACTAGTCTTACCTGAACCGGTTAGTCCACCTATTAAGTAGTACATAGACCGTCTAATACCTACATACCTGTTTAGTCTGTCAAAACCCATTGGTATGCCACCATTATTGCCAGCTAGACCCTTGTCTACCTCCTCTTTTAATAGTTTAAAGCTCATTCTCTTTGTTTTTTTATCTTCTGTTAACTCTTTTATTTTCTGATCTCTTGCTCTCTTAAATGCACCTTTATCCCATATGTGATCTGGTATATATTGACCTTCTTTATTTGTCCTCTGCCAGTGGTATGTAGCTTGGAATTCAGTTGCAGGTATAAATTTAACCTTTTCTCCTTTTACTAGTATTGTCTTGTTTTTCTTTTTCATATTAAATATCTGTTGAGCCAGTTGGTTCTGCAGGTTGCTCTCCTTCTTGTTCTATCAGTTCTACATATGCTTCATATGTTCTTTGATTGAGATAAGTGAGACTGTTCTGCTGATATGTTATCCTGTTGCTTCCAGTAGTATAAGACATAGTTACTTTTTGCATTATCTCAAAGTCCAATGCTTTTATCAATTGATCAGATGTGTAATCACCTTCCATTAATATTGTATTGAATTTAATTTTACATGCTTGCTTATCTTTACGAAGAGCTCTAGTACCTTTAAAGGACTTACCTTTATAAGTGAAAGTATCAGTACCAGGATACAGCTTCCACCATTCTTCGAACGCTGTGGCTTTTGGTTTTCTCTTTACAAATTTATTATTAGTTTTATCTTCTCCTACAAACGCTAGGAGATCCTTACCTACTGTTGTAAGTTGGTGTTCATCTTTTGCTATTAGACCTTTTCTTATTAATGACTGATAGATAGCAGAGAGACGCATACTATTCTCATAGAGAGGTGTAACGTCATACTCTGAGTCTATCAATTTTAGTAAATATATTATATCTAAGCTATAGCTTTTTTTGATGAGCTCTTCGAATTGTTGAGGAGTTATGTGTAGCTTCATCTCTTTTTGGTTTTATAACTTTAATAATTATAGGCTTCTTTTTCTTAGCCTGTTCTTCTTCCCACTGCTGGTACTCTAGTTCTGCTATGTACTGGCGTTCTGCAGCATACATGTTATCGTTGCATGCTGCATGTTCCCAGTCTTCGTTAATTAACTTAGACACCTGTATTAAGCTTTGGCTTATTCTTAGATCCTTTTGGTCTACCTCTACCTCTTTTCTTCTTCTTTACTGGTACTACTACATCATTCTCATCCGGTGCATAAGTTGCATCTGGTCCAAAGAAAGCATATACTATACCTCCTGCTAATGCTAAAATCATTACTACGCTGATTACTGTTTTAATTTCCATTTTTATTTAATTTAATTGTTAATATTAATTTTTGATTCTTACTCCAAACTGTTCATGAAACCATGATAAACAATCTTTTGCTTTATTACTGTTAAACTTAAACACCTTTTTCAAGGTTTTAATTGCATATTTATTAAACTCTATACGCTGATCACTGGTCATGGTCCAGTTAAAATACCACTTGTCATCATCTAATGTATCTACTAATCGTTTACCGATCATGTCTAACTGTTTTTCCATTAAATGTCTCATGATATTACCTCTGTTAATCTCTGCCTTCTTTTTCATACAAATAAATTTAATTGATTAGGTGATACAACTGTCTTAACTCTTTTACCACCTGCCATTATTTTCTTTATTAACTTCTCTGCCTTAAATATGTAATACTCATAATTTACATTGTCCAGTACCTCTGGTTTATTAAGATAGTTACATACTGTGCAAATCCACTCACCTGCTTCAGCTTGTGAACGTTTAGCAGCTCTACTAGTTGATGCATCATTCCTCACCTTAAATATCTTCTCACCTGACTTAGATACATAGTATCGTATCAGTTTATTATATTTAGTAGTTTTGTTTGTTGTTCTATGGACTCCTTCAAAGTGAAAGTCTTTAGAAGACTTCTTTCTTATACAGAAATCAAATAGATTAGTATGCTGCTTTATAGTATCCCTAACTGGAATATTATTTACATAGTATTGCTCAAGAGCAATGGGTACAATCCTAGCAGACTTGTTCTTATGTAGTTCAAAGTCTGTAAGAAAATCTCCTTTCTTCTTGACATAACCATCAGGCATGATAGCTAAATAATCATTAACTGTTGAAAAGATTATCTTTGTGTAGTCTGTTCTTTCCAAAATATACTGTGTTAGCTCAGACCACTCTGCATTTAATTCATGCATCTTAGGTATTAGTTCTTTCTTAATTCTTATAGTAACACCGTCTGTGTTAGCAGAGATCACGTGAATGCCATTCATCTCATATAGTTCAATAAGCATCATTAAGCTAAGCTCACCAGTTATAGTAGTGAACATAGTTAACTGCCTATCATAGATCCATGAAAGCATGTCTGATGATTTACCATAGACAGAGTTTACTGCAAGTTTAAGAGCCCCAACAATACCTTTGGTTTTTCCATCCTTCTTTCCACTAGCTTTCAGTTCAAGTCTTTTCTCAAACATCTGCTTGTAACCAAATAGAAACTCTTTTCCTAAATGTGCAGGATACTTTGCATTGTTAATTATAATTGCAGGATAGTAACTAGCCACATCCCAGTCAATGATCTCATAGTCATCATCAGCTTCAAACACACTTGGTTTATTTTCGGTATGTAGTCCACCTCTCATAAAGGAATATACATTACCGTGATAATTAATGTGCTCTTTGAAGTCATCTTGAAGACCTAAGTTCATCTTTCTTATATTAATAAGGAACTTTTGCAGCTGTTCAGTTTTAAACTTAACATATGGTGCAATACAGTTCTTCATAGCAATAGTCTTTCTGAAGTAACCTTTTCTTGGAAGCTCTTTAATGTCCATATTCTTCTCATGACAGTAGTACTTCTTGATTATCTCATCACCTATCTTACTATCAGAGTAGTTAAGACATTGGATACCAAACTCTTCTTGTATATCTAGTCTCAATTGTATCTGATCGTTACCCTTATACAGTGGGTGATCTGTTTCCCCTATAGTTACTTTATAAAACTCATAGGTTGCATCAACATCATTAAAACAATACTGTAATGACATGTATACCTCTTCATTAGTCATGTTTGTCTTAGTGTGATGTATAGGCATCTCTTCAATGTTCTCAAGATCCATCTCAAACTCTAACCTCTTCAGACTTACACGTCTGTTCTTGTTATCATAGTGATGTATCTTAAATAAATCAAGCTGCTTTAACGATAGCTCCCACTCTCTATACTCTGGAAACACATCATAGTTAGCATCATGTATAACATCTTGTGCCTTTTGTGCTATCATTGCACATATCTCTAGACCAGTACCTTCATGCCACTGCTCATGGTTTCTTAGAACCCATTCCACTACTTGTGCATCAAATCGTAGGTTGTTATAACCTACCCAGTGTGCATCTTTATGTATGTCTGTGTACTTTACAAACGCATCTAGTTGATTCTGCCACTTACTAACTGTAAAGCTCTTAGGTGTCTTCCCTGGTTCCATACATACAACTATGAAGCACTCCTGCATAGTTTCTATGTCATATATAATTATGTTCTCAATCATTTTATTAGTATTTGTATTAAATCGATTGTTGTGTATATGATAGAAAATAGTATATAGATTAGAAATATTCCCACTTTGTATCTAAATTTAATTTTCATTTGTTGTTCTTTTTATATACTCATCTTTATCTTCTGATGCATACCACTCATCCATATGTTCTTCAAAATGCATTCTGTAGTCAAATCCTCCAGTAAATGTTTTATTACATCTACTACACTTAATGCTTGGTCTACTCATTTGGTTGGTTTTTATAGTCTTTATAGTCTAAATAGAATCCAATGCCTACAATTATATGCAAACCTATACTACTTGCTATTTCGTATAGGTCATGAAAGTTATTGATAGATAAATGGATGTGTCCAACTATCCAGAATGGTATAGCCAGCTGTTGACTTATCCATCTAATTAGAAAGGTTATAAACTTCATAAAGTTTGTGTGATTATATTACAAAAATAACAAATTTAATTAGATTACCAAACAGAAAAGCCACCACAATGCCTCAAGAAGACAATAAATTGATCTATCAACCACTTAGGTGAGCTATGTGATGGATAATATACACCATCATCACGTACTATACCTGTCATGGTTACTTTTCCATAAGGTAATACTTCATTAAGTTCCTCTATTATATCTTCTGATACTATTCCACCATTCATAGTGCTCCATGAACCCATGTTACAATAGATTACATCTTCTTCCTCTTCAAAAGATCCATCTTTATCAATAAGATCTTGTAAAGCATCAGCTAGAGCAGTGCATTCTTCCCATGTGTCTGGGCCCATTCCATCATTACCCATCCATGACTCTGTCTTTATATCTAATTTATGGTTATGTGCTGCTACATCACATAGCATTACAATTGGTCTCCATCCCCACCAGTTACTTCTAAAGTAATAGCCAGGGTTTTTATCTTCCCAGTCTTCTAACACTTCCCAGTAAGCTTTCTTATCTGCTTCTGTGAGTGCATCATTGTCCCAATCCATTTCAGGTTTCTTACTTGTTAGCTTAGGCTCTTTACCGTATATATCTACTCCCATAATTATTTGATTTTTTTATATGCTGCTAGCATTTGTTTATCGTCTTTAACGTATTTATTATTTATCTTAAGCATCCATCTTTGAAAGCCTTGTCTTCTTAGTATTTTATTTTTGCCTTTTATTATCATATCAAATAGTATTTTCCCAATAAGGGTCTGGTTCTTCTTGTTCTTCGTTAAACTCTGCATGTTCTTTACAATCAGAGCATATATCTGTTTCACACCATCTTGATGCTCCACAACAGTTGCTTAGTTCTTCTTCCATATTTATTTATTTATTGCTCTTTCCCAATCATAGTTAGGATCTTTCATTGCATCAAGTGCTTCGTTTAGCTCTTGTTCTGCCGTTTTTTTCTTAATCCTAACTATATCTGGTCTCTTCACCTCTATTTCTAATGCATTTGCATTACAATAAAAGCATTTCTGTTCCATATCATTACTCATGTAACTTGCGTCACAACTTCTGCAATGATAATCATAAAATGTTTCTTTACTCATTGTCTAAGTTTTATGGAACTTCATCATCTTCTTCTTCTTCAGGGCTGAGCCCACGTAAGATAACTAGTTCCTGTTCATATATTGGTTCGATTTTACCTTTCTCGTACTCATCTTCATCAACAAATATTTCTAGTAACCCATCAAAATCTCTCATAACAATATTCATCTCTTTAGTAGTAAATTCTTGTAGTTGAGGTTCATTTGGGTGATCAAACCAGCCTATTTCATCTGGTGGTATTATCACTACACCTTCTTCATTTAATAAGAAAGGTCTAACAGGATAACCATATTCATCTATGTTGACTAATCTTTTATTTGCTAAATCAGCTGTGTTTTTGTCTAGTGCAAACACTTCAACTAATTCTTTATCTGTACCAACGTACAGCAGGTTCATGTACAATGTTCCTGGTTCTATTTCATCCGGTCCGTACGAATGGAACACTAATTCTAAAGCTATCCACATATTATTTGTATCTTAATGTTACACCATTTAAGGTAAAGTTAGTATTACATACATTACACTGACCTTCATGTCGTGCATACATCATCACAACTGATCCTTTAAAACACTCAGGACACATAATGTGTGGTTGCTTGTTGCTTGCCATTTCTAAATCATTCATCTTTATTACTTTATTATGTAACCTTTAGGGTCACTAGTTATATTTATTTCTACCCATCCTTTCTCAGAATAATCTGCTTCTGCACGATGGCCTTCGTTCTCTAATATCTTCTCTAGCTTTAAAGCTGCTTCCCATAATCCTGGTTCAGGTGTTTCATCATGTTCATCGTCATAACAAACATCTCCCCTACACTCATAAAAGTGTCCAGCACTATCGTATCTAAAGTAATATCCGTCTATTCTTTGTGTTTTTTCCATTTTATTTGCTTTTATAAGGTGTTGTTTTTAAATATGCTGCTTCAAATTCGTCACTCTTTTCAGACCAATAAGCGTTAAAGGTATTTTCACCGTATAGTTGTTCGTACAAGGTTTTGAATCCGTTATATTGAACTTTTTTGTTGTTTATAGAGAAACTTAACTGTAGTTCACCAATATCATGGCCATACTTGTTAGTTGATCCAGGAACTTCTGTCACCATACTGTATATGTTTGCTTCTATTTGAAACATACCCTCATCTTTAATGAAGATAGTGTGAACGCTAAGATCCGTAATCTCCTGTACTTTTTTAATTTTGCTCATTTTACTTGATTTAATTTGTTATTATCTACCTTCGATAGAATCTATCGCTAAATGTTCCATTTCTTCTATAAGATCATAATCTAGTAGTTCCATGATATCTACACGGTCTACATTTATCTTCCATATATCAAACTCTGCTGGTGATCCAGGATACTCATGTGTCATGTCTTCACCTGGTTCATAACGTCCTTCTAATTCTAGATAAAGGTTTCTAAACTTTATAGTTATTGCTGTTCCTTTTATTTTTGCATTCATAATGTTATAGGTTCTATACTTATTGTTATGTTATTCCACTTTCCTCCCTTTAGTTCTTTGTTAACAAGAAAGTCTATTCTTTTGGTCCATCTCTTATTCATTCTATCTTGAACTGTCCAAAGGCCATCCATATCTCCTGCACCCTCAATACAAACTAATGTACCAAATGTATAACCTAAAGGTTCAAGATCTCTCGACACTGCTATCCATCTATGTCCTGCAGGATTGAGACTATCAATAACCTTGTTGGATGCTGTAATGAATGGTGTGCTGTCTGTCTGTCCTGGAACAGCATGATAAATCGTAGCTGTAACTGACACTTTCAATGTAAATAGTATTAGTATAAATGTTTTCATTTTTTTAGATTTATATAGATAGACTGGTCTGCTCTCCTGCAGCGTTGAGGTTTACTAGTATACCATGATTGTTTCGCCAGCCTTCTATGTTTTAATATCCTATGTCTTCTAGTTTATCACCATCTGCTTCCACAGTGTATTCAGAGTTCTGTATTGAGCATAAGAACATAAGTCCTGCTGCTAGTGCAACCTTTCTGAATCCATAGAATGCAGTAGGTAATAGTTTAATTTTACGTCTCATAATGTGGTAGTACTATGCTCTTCAGCTTGTAATTCATAACTCATCGTTGGATAGCAGTGTTGTTCCCACCATTCTGATCCATCATATTCTCCTCTAGTAAACCAAACTCCATCAGTGCAGTATACAGTACCAAAGAGTTCTTGTCCACCAAAACCATCATCATACTCAAAGTTTATGTCATTAAGGAATGTATTCCACTCTGATGCAGTGTGTCCTTCTTTTAGAAGAAACTTGTTAGTGATATAACCATCAGATTCCCAAAGATCACCATTATTCCATTGTTGAAAAGATAGTTTTGCCGCTACTATAGTAAAGTGTTCATTACCTTTATCTAAAGTTCTTTTATATATGTTACTACTTGTCAAGCCTAGTATGCCTAGTAGTTCTTCTTTTGCGTTGCTCATAATGTATGTATCTTTTCTATAATGTTATTAATATCTTCTCTACTTTGCCATCCAACAACATCGTCATCTATTTGCAAAACCTCATTAGTTCCAAAGTCTCCCTCTGGGTTAAAGATTGCAACCTCAAAAGATGTGAAAGCTTCTGGATCTGTAAACTGTTCTCTTGGCTCACAGTAAGGTCCAATTCCTGCTGAAACTGAGATTTCCCATTCATTATCGAATACATGATGTGAGTTAATCATGTGAATGTGGTTTTTGAAAATAAGGTCTTTAAACTTAAATGCTTGAGTCTTGTGGTTCATAAGTGTAGTTTTAAGTTGTGATTGTCTTTACTTGTGTCTAGCTTAGCTTTATACTTAGCGTACTCTTTATCGTTGATACCTTTTAGATGTACCATTCCTACTTTCTTGGGTTTCATAATCTTATCGTATTTATTATTATTAGTATAAAGGAAACTATCAAACCTATATAGGAGATAGTTGTAATAATCATAGTAGATTCATACTGTGCTTCTGATCTACCTTGTCGGTATTTATAATCTTCTTTTGTCATGTTAATGCTATATATTTATTATAGGTGTGTTATATATTAGAGTGGGAAATAGTGGTGAAAAGTGGGTACTGTGTACACTACTTCTTTCGTATTCACATAAAATACATCAGAAGTACACAAATAGTAGTAGTATCCGTACTATATAGGTGTTATGTCTTATAATAAAGCCCAACCCTGATACTTTCCCACCCTATATATAAAGAAACTAAGAGTGCAATTGCTCGCACTCCCAGTACTTTCTAGTTGCTATTAGAATGCAACCAGTTCACTTGCGTCAAACACAGGTGCAACGTAAGCTTCCACTTTGTCATTGTCAAATGTTAATAATGCATTATCATCAGAAGGCATTTCGATTGAAGCGTAAGCCTCGAACAATTCAGCACCTGTTTCAGGGTCATGCATTTGGTCGCCATTATTATCACGTTGAAATGCTTGAGCTTCGTAAATGCTAAAGCCTAGTAGGTTAGGAATGCTAATGCTCTTCTCTCGAATGCCTGCACTTACTTTCTTGGAACAAGTAACAGTAAGCTGTGTTCCATCAGCCTTGCTAAGGATGCAAAATACCCTACGAGTACTGTTAAGGTTGCTCTTAACCAAGTTAAGTTTACCGCCTTTACCAATCAGTTTTGCAACTACTGCAAGTTCTTTTCTTTCCAATGAGGCTTTCTCCCCAAATTTTAATAAATCTTTATTCATCTCTAAATGTTTTAGGTTGCATGTCTTCTGCTAAGGGGGATACCCCCACCATGCTTTTTTTAATTGGGGTTTCAATTGGAAGGGGTCTCCTATCGCATACACACGAGGGGTGGGGTGGTTTAGAAAAAAGTTTTATATAAAATTTGGAACTTTGGGGTAGAATGTTATACCTTTGGAGGGTGGGTGGGTTATTAATAATAAGAAATATGCTTAGCGATGTTCCTAAAGACAGGTTAAAGTATGAATGATTAAACATAATATAGCTTTTATAGCAAGATAATTTTGATATGTTAATTATATTTTATATATATTTGCATATAGTATAAAGCCAACATAACTAAATAATGGAAACAAGGAAACAAAAGATAGTACAAAAGCTAGGTAAAGAGTATGATGACAAGTATGAACTTGCACAGAAGTACTATGCTGTACTATCTGCTTTAAATAACTTAAAGCTTACAGAAAGAGAAATACAACTTATAGCCTATACAGCTATCAAGGGTACGATCACCTATGCAAATGCAAGGAATGAGTTCTGTGCTAAGTACAACACTACTACAGCTACTATCAATAACATTGTAAGTAAGCTTAAGAAAGTGGGTATATTTATTAAAGAAGATAGTAAGGTGAAGGTTAATCCTGTAATAGTTTTAAACTTCGATAAGCATATTAATCTGTTTATACAACTAAAACATGAAGAAGATCGACAAGACAGTAACATCACTCAGGCAGCATATAGTAAAGAAGATGTCAGTGAAGATGGTGGTAAGTGAGAGAGTTATTGAGAGAGTGATCACACATCAGTTTAATGCTGCAGAAGATGCCACTAAAACAAAAAACAGCTTGGAGATTTCTGGGTTTGGAAAATTTGTTTTTAATACATCTAAGGCGAATAAAAAAATCGTAAAGCTTATTAAAGTAAAGAAGGTATACGAACAGCAGCTAGCCGAGAATACATTGCCAACAAAGAAATTAGATGTAATCAAGAGCAAGTTGAGCAATCTTAATCTTACATTGAACTCAATCGCACCTAAAGTCTAAGCCATGTACAAAAATCTAAAAATAAACGTAGGTCAGATATACGAAGGATGGAAGAATAAGCTACTCCCTGATGCAGATATGAAGGAGCAGATAGATTTAGTCAGTGCTGAAAGGATAGCCATCTGTGAAGGATGTGCCAATCATTCTAATAACCACTCATCGAAAAGACCAGATGCACATTGTGTTAGTTGTGGATGCACTTTGTCAGCTAAAACAAAATGCCTATCTTGCAAATGTCCTATAGATAAATGGAGTGCAGTGTTAAATGATGAGCAACAAGATATAATTGAAGATAGAAAGTTATGATAAAGTTAACTAAGGTGCCACTATCAAGTATGATAGACATGTTGAAAAAGATTTATGATGAAGGAGCAGATTTTGTAGATATCGAAGCCCATCCAACAGATGGGGAACAAGACACGATTAAGATTAATGTCAGACCGGAGTATTATGTAGATTCAGAAACACAAGAAGCTGATACTTTTGATACAGATCCAGAATATGTGGTTACCGAACAAGATTTCGAGGAAGAGTTTCCTCCTATATCTGATGAGGACATAAATGACTTAATAAAGTAAACCAATGTACGTAAAAAAGATAATTAAGATTATAGATCTTCTAAAAAAGCAACATCCTACAGTAAATATAGGAAAGCATATTGCAACAGCTTTAGATGGTGAAGATGTATGGTCTATAACAGATAAAAAGTTTTATAACTTAATAAACGATTACCAAGCTCAACTAGATCTCGTAGAGATTACAGATTCTAACTTTGATGTAGATAAGATAATACAAGATGGCTTATCAATAGGTAATAACATAATAGATTAACTGGATGCCAGTAAAAAAAACTACATTTATAAATGCAGAGCTAGATTGGGCTGAAGGACAACTAGTCCAATGGAAAGCTTATGTTGATGCAAACCCTCTACCTAGTCTTAAAGATAGAATAGAGTGGAAACAAACTGCTAATGGTGGGTCTATACCTATGGTCATAGCCTCTATTGAAGCACAAGGTAAGTTTATACAAGACACCATGAAGAACTACTTATCCTTACTTGGTCAAGTAGATGGACTACGTGAAAGAGAAGTAAAAAAAGTAGAAACAAGAGGTGGTGTAGCCTTAGGCAGTATGGCTGAAGACTTTCTAAAACAAAGAGATTAGGTATGAAGCTTCACAATATTACTCATAGTGAATGGTTTATTAACCAAAAGCGTATACCACCAAAAGATTCAGTAGATCACAAAGCATTTTTTGATTTCCAAAAGGAACTATGTATGAACGGATGCATGATGGATGGTGTATACATAAATCCATTTTTGTATTGGCACTTAAATGTATGGCATACAGAAGTAGATACTATAGATGAGTATGGTAGGATAAATCAAAAGTATGCAAAACCTCTACTAAGAGATAATGAGTGGTTAGTAACTAATGAGATAGACAGAGCACATAAAGAAAAGAAAGGACTAGTTATACTAGGAATTAGACGTTTTGCAAAATCTGTTATAGAAGCTAGTTACATTGGTCACGGTGCAACCTTTGATGAAAACTCACAGAACATTATAGCAGGTTTGAACGCACCTGATATAAAACTTATTACAGATAAAATAGACAAAGGTCTAAACTTTCTTCCTAAAGAATGGAGATGGCAAAGAGTAGAAGACAATTGGAAAAACCAAGTCACCTTAGGTATAAAAACTAAAGGTGGAACAAGAATACCATTCTCACAAATCCTTATTCGTAACTTAGATGGAGGTAACAATGAAGAAGCTATTGCAGGTACAAAACCTAGAAGGTTAATTATTGATGAGATAGGTAAAGGTAATTTCCTACGTGGACTGCAAGCTGCAATACCAGGATTTACAACACCATTTGGTTGGGGTTGTTCTCCTATACTCACCGGTACAGGTGGAGACATGAAAATGTTCATGGATGCAAAAAGTTTAATGTTTGATGTAGATAACTTTAACTTTCTAACATATAACAATGCAAAGGATACAAAAAGAATCCACGGATTATTCATTTCTCATAAGTATAGAATGGAAGCAAAAGAAGACTCCACGTTGGGTTCTTTTTTGGACAAGAAAAAAACATCCTCTCTTCACGAGATACCTATGTTAGTTTCGAATGAAGAGAAAGCTACCAAAATTACAAATGAAATATTAGAAAGATTAAAGAAGGCTGGTGACAGAGTTGCCTTCTTAAAAGAAAAGATGTACTATCCTCAAGAGGTGGATGATATATTTTTAAATGAAGATACAAACATCTTTGATATAGAAGCTGCAAAGAGACAGAAGTATAGAATCAATGAACAAGAAAAAACAGGAGTTCCTGTAATTTTATATGATGATGGAGAAGGTGTAAAACATGACTTTACAGACAAGTTACCTATTACTAACTTTCCATTAAAGCAAACAGATCTAAAAGATGCACCTGTTGTTATATATGAATTTCCTATAGAAAATCCTCCATATGGCCTGTATGTTGCAGGAATTGATCCATATAGACAAGGTAAATCAGCATATAGTACATCATTAGGTTCTATATACATATATAAACGTATGCATGCTATAGCTGGTGAGAAGTATCAAGATATGTTTGTTGCAAGCTATTGTGCACGTCCTGAGAAGAAAGAAACATGGGATGAGCAAGCTAGGTTACTAATTAAGTATTATAATGCTAGAGCATTGTGTGAAAACGATGAGATATCATTTATTGATTATATGATTAGTAAAGGAGATGCACACTATTTAGAAAGACAACCAGAATGGTTAAAAGAAATAGTACCAAACACTACGGTTAGACGTGACTATGGTATACATAGGTCTTCATCAAAAGTAAGAGACTTTCTACATGGATGTCTTAAGAAATATACTGAAGATGTTATACATACTGAACTTGATGATGAAGGAGAAGTGATATCATCAGTTAAAGGTATGGCTAAAATATTAGATCCTGTATTACTAGAAGAGATGATACAGTATAATGAGACTGGTAACTTTGATAGAATTATTGCAGCTGAGTTAGCAATAGGACTAGCAATGAAGTTAGATCCGATAATGGGTAGAGTAGGAGATAAAGAAGATGCGAGACTAACGTCCCTCTTCAAAACAAATAAGAAAAACATTCTTTTTACAGAGTCAAGAAACCTCTTTGGAAGGAAGAAAAATAAACTTTTTTCATAATGGCAATTATAAGATACACAAATGATTCATCTATTAAGTATGCGTACTTAAACATCTTTCCAGATCAGTTTAAAACTACAAAGCAAAAGAAAGATGATAGTTGGGTTAAAAATACTATGGATTACTTTGCAAATCAATCATATGCAATGTATGTAAGGAACAGAGAAACGTTTGCAAAAAACTATGATCTAATGAAAGGGATTCTTCGTAGAGAAGACTTTTATCAAGAACCTGAAGTTAGAAGTTTTACTGATCAACTAGTAAGTGATATAGATCTTCCTGCATATGTAAAAATGTATTCTATTATAACAACTCCTGTGAATGAATTAGTAGGAGAGATATCTAAACGACCAGACTCTTTTAGAGTAAAAGCATTTGATGATGAAAGTCAAGCACAAGAATTACAATTCAAAACAGACACACTTCAGAAATATGTAATATCAAAAGTTAAAGAACAGGTAGTAGCAAAAGTTGCTATGACTGGACAAGATATAAGTGAAGAGGATATAGATAAACTAACATTTGAACAAGTTAAAGATCAATTAGATAGCTATACTTCAGTAGCAGAGAAATGGGCTAACCATGTCCTCACTGCACAGAAAGCAGATTTTAATATTAAAGAAAAGTCAGAAGAAGCATTTAGAGATCTTCTTATAACTGCTAGAGAGTTTTATCATATATATGAAGACAACTCTAAACTAGGTTATAACATTGAAGTTACAAATCCTAAAAATACATGGTTCTTAACTACACCAGATAAAAAATATACATCAGATCCTACAGGAAGAAAACAAGGAGCTTATGCTGCAGGCACAGTACAGGTGATGGAGTTATCAGAAATAATTGAAGCAGTTCCTGAATTAACTAAAGCTGAGATTGATCATTTGAGAACATCTTTACAAGACTATGGATTAATCAATGCAAGAGAATCTAATTTAACTAATGGTGTTACACCTGGTATTGATTCTATTACATATGATACATATGATCCTTTAGTATTACAGACTCGTATGATGATTGAGTCTGAAATGAAAGAGAATGACGATGGTTTAAGAGACTTTCTAGGATTAGCTAGTAATGTAAATGCATTTGGATATAAGTATGTTGTAATACGTTCTTATTGGGTTTCTAAAAAGAAGATAGGTAAATTAATATACATGGATGATCTAGGTAATGAGCAATCAGTACTAGTAGATGAGAACTATAAAAGTGGAATGATGCCTACAGAACAATCACTAGAGTGGGGTTGGATCAATCAATGGTATCAAGGAATTAAAATAGGTCCGGACATCTATCATGTTAAACCTTATAAATTATTAGATTACTGTCCAATTATTGGTACAGTGTATGAGCAAAAGAATACCGAAGCAAAATCGTTAGTAGATTTAATGAAGCCTTTCCAGGTTATATATAATGTTTGTATGAATCAATTATATAAACTACTAGAGAAAGAAGTTGGTAAGGTTCAACTAATGTCACTAAGACATATCCCTGTTCCAAAAGATGGAGATGCACAAGATGCTCTTGATGTATGGGAAATGGAAGCTCGTAATAGAGGTGTTGTATTTGTAGATGATAGTCCAGAGAACTTAAAAGCTCCAAGTTCATTTAATCAATTTACTGCATTAGATCTTACACGTACACAAGAAATACAATCAAGATATACACTAGCCCAACAAATGAAAATAGAATGTTGGGAATTAATAGGAATGTCTAAACAGCGTATGGGTAATGTATCTGCATCAGAAACAGCTACAGGTACAAATACAGCAATGCAACAGAGTTACTCTCAAACAGAGCCTCTATTTGTTGCACATGAGTATGTAATGGGTCAACTATACCAAGCAATTGTAGATGCTGCACTATATACAGAAAGTTCTAAGCCACAATCTACTCTTTCATATATAACTAATGAAGGTGAATCTGCATTTGTACAAGTTAATGGTACTGATTTATCATTACGTGATATTCAAGTATTCTTAACTAACAGACCAGAAGACACTCAAATGTTTAATGAGCTTAGACAATTATCTCAAGCTGTTATTCAAAATGGTGGTACACTTTATGATATTATTGAATTATATAGTACTAAGTCTATGAGAGAGATGAAAAAGACTTTCAAGGATCTTAAAGATAGACAAGAACAGCAACAGCAACAGCAGATGGAGCTTCAACAGCAACAACAGCAAGCTCAACAGCAACAAGCTCAAGCAGCATTAGAGCAAGCTAAGCAGATGGCAATGGAAGAACAGGTTAATGAAGATAGACAAAATGAACTAGATAGAGTTAATAAGAAAGAAGTTGCTCTTATTAATGCTATGGCTAAAGGTCCAGAAATAGTTGGAGCAGATTTAGACAATTCAGGATCACCTGATATAGTAGAGCTATCTAAATTAGAAGCTGAAACTAATAAAGCTAATAGAGATTACCAAGGTAAAATGGCAGAGATCCAAAGTAGAAATTCAATGGCTCAACAAAAACTACAATTAGAAAGAGATAAAATAAAATTAGCTCGTGAGAACCAAGCTAATGATCTAGCTGTAGCAAAACAAAATGCAAAAGGACGAAATAAATAACTAAATAATTATTCTCATTATAAAGTGAGAATAGTTAATGCTATATTATCTCGAATATTTATAAAAATATATAAATAAAGTTTTGTAAATCAATATGACTGAATTAACTTTACAGTCATAGTAAGTAAAACCAAGATTTTAACAAAAAATAACTACATATGTCTGATAATTTACAGCCACAAGCTAACTTTGGTATACAAGACACCATGAATATGGGTGCCGGTGATACACAATTATTGAATGATCTACTAGCTCCAGAAACTGCACAAGCAGATCCTGAGTCTGTAGAACCAATAGTAAAAGAAGTTAAAGATACAATTCCTGCAAAAACAGCAGCTAAGGGAAAAGAAATTGTTCCTCCTCTTAGTCCAGACGGAAAAACTGATGAAGAAAAACAAACAGGGGAATCCCTAATTGCTGACTTCCTAAGTGATGATCCGGATGATACTGAAGAAGAATCAATTGAAGAAGCTCCATTAGTTAAAGAACCTGAAGATATTCTTGATCAAGTAGAAACAGAAGAATCTGAAGATGCTGCAACTGCAAACTTTGAAGCACTCTCAAACGATCTTTTTGATCTTGGAGTATTTAACAAAGAAGATGAAGAGGAAGTTTCTATATCTACCCCTGAAGAATTTCTAGCTCGATTTGAATCTGAAAAGAAAAAAGGAGCACAAAGTTTAGTACAAGATTTCATAGGTCAATTTGGAGAAGATTATCAACAAGCCTTTGATTCTATCTTTGTAAAAGGAGTAAACCCAAAAGAATATTTTGGAACATACAACCAGATAGTAAATTTCTCTGAAATGGATCTATCAAAAGAAGGTAATCAAAAATCAATTATGCAACAAGCATTAGCTGATCAAGGTTTTGAAAAAGAAGACATAGGTAAAGAAATTGAAAGATTACAAAATTACGGAGATCTAGAATCTGTATCTACTAGACATCACAAGGTGCTAGTTAAAAAGGAAGCTGCAAAGCTTTCAAAACTAGAAAAACAGTCTCAACAAGAGCTACAAGCAAAGAGCCAAATTAAGGATCAGTATGTAACTAATGTACAGACAATACTTTCTGATAAAGTAAAAGATAAAGAATTTGATGGTATACCTATCAATTCTAATTTAGCAAATGAACTACAAGACTTCTTATTAGTAGACAAGTGGAAAACACCTACTGGAGACACCCTGACTGACTTTGATCGTGCTATTTTAGATATGAAAAGACCTGAGAATCATGAATTAAAAGTTAAAGTGGGATTACTCCTAAAGATGTTAGAAAAAGATCCAACCTTGGCTTCTATACAAAGAGCAGGTGTGACTAAAAAATCTAACCAGCTATTTGGAGAAGTTGCTAGACAAGTAACTAAATCAAAAACAGTTGCTTCTCAACAGAAAACAACTAGTAAAAAGAAACCAAATTCATGGTTCTTATAATAATTATTAATTAACAAAAAACGAATAAAATGGCAATTCAAACAATTCCAGGTTTAACTGGCTTTACTTATGCACGTGTAGCGTCTATGGATGCACGAGCTGTAGGTAAGCTGACAGATGCGAACCACCTAGAGTCCTTTCACTCTACTGAGCCTGCAGACTATGATAAAAAGATTATCAGTCTGTATACTCAATCTTCATTGTATAGCAATGATTTTCTAGACATGATTAACAAGAGTACTCCTTATTACATTGACACAAACTCAGATGCGTGGAAGTGGAATATAGCTGTACCTTACAAATTCCCTAAAATTATTGACATTCCAAAATCTACTAAAGATATCATTGCTGGTACTGGTAAGGTTGGAATTGATGGTCAAGAGTTTGAGCTTATATTAAGTTCTAACGAGTTCTCTAAGAACGCTATCATCTCTGTAGGAACACGTCAATATGGACCACGTTTTTACGTGATAAAAGATCCACAACCATGGAACATGGGATGGATTTACAAATTTACATTAGTAAGTGATAACCCAACAGTAGACTTCGTTAATACTACATTTTTAGCACAAGGTGTTGAATTAGAATTAGTAGATGCTGCAATTGGAGAATTTGATCAAGACTTATTAGGTCTTCCTAGATTAGGTGAAGAAATCACTATGTTCGAATCATTAGGTTCTGCATATGGTTATGAGCACAAAATTACGGAATGGGCTGATGATAAAATGTTAAGAGACTCTTCTGGGAAACCATTAGATATTTTAGTATATGCACCACAACAACGTAATCAACTTCCTTTAAGAAGAGAAGACGTTAAATGGGAACCGTTCATTGAGTTCTGGATGCGTAAGTCTATGTTAGAATTAAAAGTTAAACGTATGATCTGGGCTTCTCCAGGTACGGTTAAAACTAATGGATCTAAACAAGAATTAAAAAGAACTTCTGCTGGTGTATACCACAGAATGAGAAATAATGGAAACTTAGTACAGTATAACAGAGGTGAATTCTCTGCTAACTTAATACGTGCAGTTTTCGGTGATCTATTCTATCGTAGAGTGGATGTTAAAGATCGTAGAGTTAAAATGTATACTAATGAGGCTGGATTCGATGTATTCCAACAAGCTCTTAAAGATGATGCACTTAATTCAGGTCTTACTTTCATGGCAGATTCTGGAAACAGATACATGCAAGGTGAAGGACAAAACATTACTTATAACTTTGCTTTCGATGCAATGGTTACGAGAGAAACAGGTCGTGTTGAATTGGTTCACTTAAAAGAACTAGATTTACCACAAACTAATTTAGAATTTGGACAAAACATGAAATCTACGCCAGTATTTATGGTGTTTGATGTTTCTCCATTATCTGATGGTGCAATGGTAAATAATATCCGTGAAGTTCGTATGCAAGGTGCTCCTTCTATGACTTGGGGTTATATTGATGGTACTCGTTCCCACTTAGGCTTTGCGAAGTCTCAAGGAATGCAGTCTGCTAACAAATTCCCAGGATATGAGTTATGGATGAAAGATCGTTGTGATGTATTCATTGAAGACTTATCTAGAACTGTGTTAATTGAAGAAATTCCACAATTCTAAATATATAAGATAGGTGAATTTAATGTTCACCATTCTCAGAGAAGTGTCCCCTCACCCACACTGTCCCTCCTCAGAGGGGACATACTTCTCTAACTTGAGTACTGGATTAAGTTCCTACCTGTTCAATCAGAGTACTCTACAAATTATAAAACCAAAGAATTAATTAATAAAACTACATTATGGGTAAATTAGGTAAAATCTCTACGATAACGAGAGTATACAACAATACACAAGTTCAAACTTTACAAAGTGGTCTATCAAAGGCAGGTATGACAAGAATTCCTGGAACAGGAGTTTTTAAATATCCTTACAAAGAATTAGATGGTAAATACAGAACAGGGCTAGATCCTGATGCTGGTTATATCAGAAGAATTCAAGATCCAACTGAAAAAGAACTTGAAATAGAAAGAGTAACTGCTCTAAAAGATAAGCTACAAAGTGTATTAGGAGATATTGATTTAGGACCAAGAGCAAAATTCTGGAACTATGGATTATCTACAGGAGTAAATGATTCACTTCATGTTAAAGCAGTAAAGCTTTTAGATGGTGATAATATGTATGACTTAGATGTACCAATTCAAGAGATTTCTTTTGCTTGGTTAAGAGTTCATCCAACTATTGCATCCTCATACCAAGCATGGGAAAGAGGAGAATTTCCAGCAGATACACAGTTTTATGTTGTTAATGATGAGATAGAAAGTCAACTAGTTTATAAAAAGAAGCAACTTATTAACAGAGCTATCATCAAGTTTGATGGCATGAGTATAGAAAAGAAAAGAAAAGTTGCAAGACTTCTAGGATTACCAGTAACAAGTGACTCTAAAGAAGAAGTAGTTTATAACTTAGTAGACAACATGTTAAAGCTAACAGAAGTAAAAACTGGAAACTTCCAAGGATTAAATCCGATAGAAGTATTCAACAGATTTGCTGACATGAAAGAAAATTTACTCCATATTAAAGATTTAATTAAACAAGCTATACAACATTCAATCTATAGACTTAAGCCAAGTGGCAAGGTTTATGAAGGAGAATACGAAGTAGCAATGGATGAAGAAGAATTAGTAAAATATTTAATTGATGAAGATCATCAAGATGATTTACTAGTACTTGAAAAGAAATTGAAATCTAAGAAACTAGCTGCGGTATAAGTAGCTAGTTTTTATAAACATAGTTAAATATGATACCAGTAGATAGTTTATTATACAAAATAGATCAAAAACTAAATAAACTATCAACTAACGAGCACCAACAGATTGCATTAGAAGACAAAATCTTAAGCTTGAATGAAGCTCAGATTAAGTTGATAAAACAAAAAGTTGATGGTTTTAGTGTTCCTAGCCGATTAGGTTATGACTCTTTTAAGAAAAGGTATGAGGATTTACAGAATCTAGTTGTAGATTTTACAAATCAACCATTACCGTTAGTGGAATCTAACAAAGAATTACATCAATGGGATGCTGACTTAACTGTACTTAAACCTAAGTATATGTTTTATGTAGACAGTTATGTACTAGCAAACAAAGGTAGATGCAAAGATCGGATAATATGGATTAATAAAGATCTTAGTAAACATGGAGACTTATCTCTTTTACTAAACAATGATCATTATAAACCAAGTTTTGAGTATCAAGAAACTCTGAATGGAATATCTTCCTCTGCAATAAGTGTATACACTGATGGTACATTTACCCCCACAACTATACAAATTATGTACATGAGATATCCTGTCTATATAAATAAGGCAGGATACATCATGTTAGATGGAACTCCATCAACTAACGTAAATTGTGAACTAGAACTATATCTAGAGGATGAGATTGTAGATTTAACAGTTCAGAATCTAGCTATGTACACAGAGAATGCTGCTGCTGTACAAAGTGCCCAATTTAGAATACAAACAAATGAATAATAATATAACCCTTAAACACAATAAATTATGAGTACATTCGCGTTAACCACGTTATTCGTGGTGCCAGTAGGTCAGACAGCTCTGCCTAGCACTGGTTCGACTCAAGACCTTACAAAAGGTCAAGTAGGATTTTACAAAAGTGATTATGCTGTAGCAACTGCTGCAAACATAGCTGCTTCTCCGTATTTTTACGTAGCACAAGGTAGAGAAAACACCTACCTTCAAGGATCTAAAAGATCTGACAAAATTAAAGGCTGCCCATCTGGGTCAGGCTGTAACTCTAACGTAACTGAGTGGTATAAAGCTTCTGGGTGTTCCCAAGCTGCTAACCAGATTACTGACGTTACAGACTTTAAAGTAGGATGTGGTGAGATAGTCACATTAACATTACGTGCTTTTTCTTCTTACATTAATACTTTATACTTCAACGGATTTACACGTTCAGTAACTGTTAACGCTCCATGTTGTGAGTGTGGTGGTGATGTGTGTACTGATGTAGATGTTAATGCATTAATCAATTCACTTATCGTTAAGTTAGAGCAATCTGCTCCTGGCGATAATCCAGACAACGTATCTTTCAAAAGTTTCTTTACATTTGAAAACGTTGGTGGAACAAAATTAAGAATACATGGTAAACCATTAACTAAATATGGACAACCTTGTGATGTTGCTGCATTCCCATTTGAATATGACAGAATGTATTTCAACGCATTTATTTATGATGGACCAGCTACAACTGCTGACTTTATCGTTGCTGATGCTTGTAACATTGTTGCTACATCTTCTATAATCCAAAATGCTACTTATCCTTCTGGATTAGCTGCTGAATGGAAACAAGCAGAAATCAATTACTATAGCTACCAAGCTGGGTATTTAAAATCTCTATACAGAATGGGAGGATACAATGAGAACTTTGAGTCTTATGTAACTGACGGAGTTGTATATGATAGCTACTATATCAGATTCAATGAATATGATAGAGGTGCATATCAATGGGGTGATTTTATCCATCAAGATTCTATCGTAATGATAGCCGTACCTAATGCTGACACTGATGGTGGAAGTGGTATAGCTGCTGACGTAGAAGCTGTTTTAGTTGCTGCTCTTGGTGCTGTTGTTGATAATAATACTTGTATTACAACTACAACTACTACAACTGCTGCATAAGGAATAAACTACCTAATACAATACTAACCTAATCTAATACCAGAGAGGCGAGGATAACGCTCAATCCTCTGGTATTTTTTTTTAAATAAAACTTATGGCAGCCAATTTTCAGTTAGATCTTATTGTCCCTCCTAGCTATAGTGTAAATTTACTTGCTGTTACAGATGCGTCTATCTATCCAGATGACCCACCTCTTGTATCATCACCAAGTATTGAAATTCAGGTCCCAACATTTGGAACCAAGATATTACCTTTTGTACCTTTAGAGACAAACATTTTTGCATCAGATACTTTAGGTATTACTGAAGCTGGATGTAAACAAGCACTACCAGATGGTATTTACCATTTGAAGTATTCTGTTGCACCTGCATATCTAAATTATGTTGAGAAAACAATCATGCGTATAGACAAACTTCAAGAAAAGTTTGATAGTGCATTTTTAAAACTTAATATGATGGAATGTGCAAGTGAATTAAGAACACAATCAAGTGTAACATTAAATACAATTAATTTCTTTATTCAAGGCTCTTTAGCAGCTGCTAATAATTGTGCTGAGAAAGAAGCATTAACACTATACAATCAAGCTAGTGATATGCTTGATACATTTATAAAATCAAACTGTGGTTGTACAGGAAACAACTATAGAGTAAACTTCAGATAATTATGGCCCAGTGTGCAGGATGTGGAACTAAGGTGGGATGTGCGTGCAGATTAAATAATGGTCTATGTGCCAGCTGTCGAGCTAAATTAAAAGAAAAGCAAGGTAAAAAGTAAGATATATGTTATCACCAAAATTAACCAATTGCAAAGGATGTGCAGACATTCCTGATTTACTTAGAAGAATAGACTGTAAATTAGCAGAGCTAGGTAACAACTTATACAACAATGTTGTATTTATGTTGAATAGACCCATAGCGGTTACTGATATATCACAACTTTTAGTATACAAACGTGTACTAATGTTTAGATATTGTGATACACATTATGCAACTAGATGCCCAGAGATAAGTACAGAGGATATTGCTAGCAAGGTTATTCGTCTTACTGCTGGTTGTGTTTCATTATGTAATGAACCAACAGTATGTGAGATAACTACATGTGCTATTAAGCCATGTCCTAATCCTACAACTACTACTACTAGTACATCTAGTACAAGTACAACTAGTACAACCTCTACAAGTAGTACAACAACAAGTACAACAACAATTAACTGTAACTTTACTGGTGTAATTGATTGTAGTATTACAACAACAACAACCACTACACCTCCTCCTACTACTACAACAACAACCAGTTATTTCCCAGATGCATTTGGTATACCATGTTTATGGTCTACTAATGGAGGCAATCCAGGAAATCTAGCTGTATATAACTTTGATACTAATACGGCTACTGAAGTATTAGTTCCTAATGACTTTACTACTACAGTAGGTATTGAAAGACCTATATGTGCTACAGAAGATAAATTATGGTTAGCTAGTGTACTTGATCAAGGATCTAATTCAAATCATAATGACGATGTTGTATATATTAGAGAGTGGAATATAGATGGAACTACACCAAATGCTCCTACACTAACTTATGTAAGAGAAATAACAGTTTTAATAGGACAATACTCAGGAGCTAATCTTGGAGGTACAGCTGTGCAGGCTATGACTGCTATAAGTAATGATAGACTTATTATTGGAACAGGTAATCTAGATGGACAACCCTCAGGTACTGGTGGAAGTGGTAGTATATATGTTCAAGAATTTAATATTGCTTCTGGAGGAAATATTACAATTTCCGGAAATGATATGTCTTCTAGCTGGGCAGCTGCTGGACAACCTAATGCAGCTAAATTGAGTAATCTTACTTATACAAACTCAGGGCAACTTGTATTAGGATATAGAACAGATCTTCGTCCTGATGGATCTGGTTCAGCAGGTAATGTAGGTAACTACTTAAGAGTATTCCCTACAACTCCATCTGATCCTGACTTTTCTATAAATAATACGGCAATTCAAATTATAAAACTTCAGGAACAAGGATATCCAGAATTTACAAATACTTATGTAGGACCAAAAGATGCACCTTTCTGGGGTGTAAATGGATTAGCACAAGTATTACAACCAGAAACTCTGAATGTATATACTCTAGATCAGTTACCTCAGCAAACTTTTCCTGGAGGATATCAATTATCATTGACTACTAATGTAAGTAGTTCTAATGATTGGTTAAGTTCAGCTACAAATTGTTCTAATATTGAATTTAGTATACTTGACTCTCCTGACTGTGGTCTTACTTATTTCCCTCCATTCTTTGAACTTGGTAGTCAGACTTATCTTGGACCTCAGACATTCCAATATGCTGGAATGACATGTACAGCAAGTCTATCTAATACTTTAACTTCTGTTAGGACTGGTCTACCATCTAATATGGGTATGGAGTTTTTAGGATGTAGTGGACTTGTGAAACCACAATATCCTGGGGTTGGAGTAACTAAAAGTGTTATTGTACAAGGTAATGACTTTAGTATTACAATAGATTTCCCTCAACCAGTTAATAATATTCCAATTAGAGCTGGTGTTTTAAATAGTACTACAGATGGTACAGGAGGAGATGTATACTACGTAGATACTAATGGTGGACCTGTAACACTTTCTATAAATCAAGGATGTTTTGCTCAAGTTAATGGTAACAGACTATTTGGTGGAGTAGCAAATCCTCCAGGAGAACCAGATGCATATAGTAATGAAGGAGATGGAGAGTTTAAAGTTACTTCTACCAATAGCTTTACTTCTATGACAATATATGGTAATGCACCAACTGGTGGACCATTGTTCTTAGGATGTCCTCCAATAAATTGTGACAACATGTTCTTTATAGAACAAGGAGGTTCTTCTTGTAATGCTCCTGAAAATGCTGGACTTTGTCCAATACCACCAGTTGTTCCAATAAATCAAACTTCATTTACTAAAATGTATGTTTGGAATAAATTAACAGATGTGTGTACAGAAGTACCAACTCCAGTAGGTGAAGGATTTGCTTCTGGTGATACTGGAATAGGAGATAATATAATTGTAATGTCTTCTAACATTAACACCTCCAGTACCTTTAAAGAAGCCTTTATAAAATATACATACGATAATGTAAATGACGTTCCTGGCAACCTACAGTGGGATGGAGTACAATATGAGTTACCTACTGTCTGGAAAGATTATAACAATAATTCATTTATTCCAAATCTTGAGGTAATTGATGATCAAACAATAGGTGTAATAGTAACTACAAGTGTTGCTGCACCAGAATATAGAGAATCTAAATTCTTAGTTTGTACATTCCCTACAACTGGTACAGAAATGATAGTTGAAGAGAAATTTACTCTTTCAGCAGGACATATAGGATCTGGAGATATAGTAGTAACATATAAAGTAGATGGTGTAACACCGAACAAAGTTCTAGTGTTAGGAGGAGTAGATGTATTTGTAAATGATAATAATTTTCTAGATAGCATACTTGCAGTTCAACAATATGACTATGATACAGGAGTTCTAGAAGTAACTACAAGAAGAGATGACTTTGGAGTTGATCCAACAATGGGTGGTGCATACTTAGCTATAGTGGATGGAGAACTTTATGCAGGAGCTAACTTGGCATGTAAGATATCTTTTACTGCTCCATATGCGTGGACTCAACTAAATGCTAATGAGAGATCATGTCCTGCTGGTGGAGCTGGTACATTACCTGGATGTAGAAAAAGTGATGGGTTTATTATAGATCCTAATGTAACCACTACTACAACTAGTAGCACAACAACGATAATACCATCTGGTGTAAGAACAATATTCACTAAATTTTATCCTATTGTAACTAATAATTGATTATGAGATTAACGCAACACATATTAGATAAGATTGAAGAATTGAGATTACAATATCCCAATGCTACATCTATTGGATTTGGAAAGAAACAATCTAATGGTGTAGAAACTGGTGAGTTTGCTATTATAGTGGGAGTAAAAGAAAAGAAAGATACTTCTTTAATTCCTGCAAATGAGTTGCTTCCAGTTGAGGTTATTGTAAGTAATCAAAGCTTAAAAACAGATGTAGTAGAAGTATATGAAAACTTTGTATTAGGAACATGTTCTTCTAGTTGTGGTAACATAAATCCTGGAACAAACAATGCAGCTAATAGAGCTACTGTAAGACCTATTCAAGGAGGAACTTCCATGTCTAGTAGAAACAATAATACTACAGTGGGAACTTTGGGAGGTATAGTACGTCATACAGATAGTGGGTGTACAGTGGGATTAACAAACAATCATGTTAGTATAAGTGATGCATTCTTTACAACTGCTAGAGATTCAAACGGTATTCTAGAAAATGATTATGATCCAGTAAACCGAGTTTATCAAAATGGAGAACAAGGAAGTTCTACTCCTACTTCATTAAACTTTGGAGTAAGTCTAAGATATGTTCCTATACATCCTTTAAGTACAGGATTAGTAAATCAGGTAGATGCAGCTATATTTTCTATTGATGAGAGTGCATTTTCAATATCACAGTCCTGGAATCAAGTAGGGCTAGAATCTATACTTGGAAACAACGCTCCACCTTTTGCAAGTACTACTGAACTAGATAATTTACTAGCTACTAATCCTCGTGTTTACAGTTCTGGAAGAACAACTGGAGCAAAAGGATTTACTCCTGATTGTCCTATGACAATACATCAAACAGGTGTTACTATTAACTTAGAATATAAACTACAAGGAGTAGGTACGTTATGTCAATTTAGCAGATCTATTTCATTTATAAAACCAACTCAAGAAGAACCCAATGCTCAAAACCCTAGTTCAGTTTGTCCTAATCCTATATTTAGTGGTGACTCAGGATCTTTCTTACTAGCAGATATAAATGGAACTATCAAGATAATAGGAATATGTTATGCTGGTAGTGCGAATGCTTCAGGTGTAGCTATTATAGGTTATGCATGTAGAATAGATGATGTAGCAACACAATTAGGAATAGAACAATATGTAGATACAGCAACAAATGCTGGAGTAATGGTAGATCCAACTACTGTTGAATATAGAACTATAGCAGGTGCGAGTGATGAAAAGTTTATTTTATGTGAAAACGAAGAATACTGGCAAGTAGGATTTACAGGTAGTTTATTAAATAACTGTGTTGCTGAAACAACTACTACTAGCACATCTACGAGCACTTCTAGTACTACAACTACAACAACTACACCTGTACCTACTACAACTACAACAACTACCCCTGTGCCTACTACCACTACTACAAGTAGTTCTACTAGCACAAGTACCTCTACTAGTACATCAACTAGTACCAGTACAAGCACATCAACTAGTACAAGTACAAGTACCAGTACGTCAACTAGTACCAGTACGTCTACTACTAGTACCAGCACTTCTACTAGTACAACAACCAGCACTACTACTTTAACACCAACTACTACAACTACTACTACAACCGAAAAGATCTTTAATTTGGACTGGAGTATAGCTGGAAGTCCTCAACCGGAGTTTAGTGGTGGTACACTTATAATACTCAAAAATAGTATTGAAGTTCTTAATGAAACTATAGATTCAACAACTCCTTCTAAGAGTGGGGTGATAACATATATTAATGGTGACTCTTTTAATTTCAAACAGGTTACTACCAATTCAAGTGGTGGTACTTTATCAATTGATCATCAGAGAAGTGGTACTCCTTCTGCAAGTATTCCTACACTTCCTGAAACTCAATTTGTAACTACTGGTAATTCGTTCCAATCAACTAGTACTGCTACTCTCGGAGCTTTTGATTCTACAGTGGCTTTTACATCGATTTCTACTGTGGCAGTTAATGGATCAGTAACTGTAAATTATGCAGATGCCGGAAATCAGAGTTTCTATTCAATTATAACAAACCAATCTGGAACCCAGGTATTCTTAGCAGTATCTGATCCTATAGATAATGGTACTACAGCTGTAAACTTTATAGTTGGTGATCAATACGAAATAGAAACTTATTATGAAGCTACACAACCTGGTCCTCAAAGAACTATTACTCAATCTGGATCTGGAGCAGGAATGTCTCCATTTGCTGATAGTCTAACAGGTAATGTTAACACTATAATAGGTCCTAATACTAGTACTTTTACCCCAACGACAGATTCTTCTGCTATAATAATTAGTATAAATCAAAATTAAACAAATAAAATAATAAAATTATGTCAACACAAAATTGCTCAAATTGTTACAACGGCTGTACTGAAATTACTTCAGACAAGTGCGTTAAATATACAGGAGTAGATGTACCTATATTAGGAATAAAGAATGGAGATTCTTTATCTTTTGTAGAACAAGCTCTTATTACTTTTTTAGGTGCTGCTTTAGATGGCACAGGAATACTTCCTGTAGTTCCTGCATCAGATATATGTCCTGTAGTACAGGCTAATCTAGATGATTGTAATCCTCTATCCTTAAATAATTATCTTGTAGGTATAATAAAAACTATTTGTATATTAAATGAACAACTAGAAAATATACAAGGTGGTGCACCTAATGGTGCATATACTTTAGAATGTGTTACAGGAGTTCAAAATCCAAATAGTACATCTGATGTACTACAGCAAACTATAGTAAAGTTATGTGAAGTTGAGCAATCACTAAACACTTTTATTACAGATGTTACAAATAACTATGTACAAATTGTTGACATAAATACATACATAGAAAACTATTTTAATACTAATCCTGAGCAACAATTACTTAGTAATAGAATGGTTCCAGGTTCTGCTCAAGCTTACTTTGGAGCATTAACACCGTTTGATGCATCAGGTGCAGGTATAGGTGTATGGGACAGAATATTTCTATGTAACGGAAACAATGGTACACCTGATTTAAGAGGAAGAGTAATAGTTACTGTAAACTCTGCTGAAATGGGTGGAGGAACATTAGATAATGCTGTTAATCCTTCTTTAGTTGGAAACCCTGCTTATAATATAAATTCTCAAACAGGAACTAATCAAGTTACTTTATCTATACAACAAATGCCAGGGCACGGTCACACAACAAATACAGGTACAAATACAACTGGAACATCAAACCCTGCAACTCATAAACACCAAATGTTAGTTAAACCAGGGGTGATGGGCCAACCTGGAAATACTGATTATTCTAATCCTGGAGGAAAGGGAGAAGGTGGTAGAAGAACAATGGATGCTGGTGTTGCTGGTTCTGGTAGTTATAACGCAGCATATACAGAATTAGAAGGACAACACAATCATGCAATAAGTATTGATCAAACTGGTGGAGGATTATCACACGATAATTACCAACCTTCATACTCAGCATACTATATTATTTATTTACCTTAATACTAAAAACTATGGCATACTTATCTACAAACCCTTGTTGTACAGATATAACACTAAATTCAACTTGTGGGTGTTCAGGCACTACAACTGCTGATCCATGTAAGACTGGAGTACACTATTCAAAATCTATTACATATAATGGACCTACGTTACCTTGTTCAAATGTGCAACCTTGTGATGATTTAAACGTTGCTTTGTCTAAAATTGACGAACTTCTTTGTATATTGAAGACTCAACAAGTAACAAATACATCAGACATTGCTAATATTAAAGAACAAGTGATACTGATAAATCAAACATTAAACACCTGTTGTGCATCATAATGGAAGCATTTATAAAACTAACAACTGCAGGAAATAATACTGGACCCTTCAATCTTTTTTCAGATGTGAATGGGTTTACTACTGTCTTTGAATCTGGTATAACTAAAGCTTCTTTATTAGCTGGTTACACTAGTACTGTAGTTCCTGACTTTACTACTGTGATAAAGGTAACATCAGATTCATTATGTACAAATAGTTTTGATATTATATTACAACAACCAACAACAACAACAACTAGTACTAGTAGCACAACAAGCACAACAACGACAATACCATAATTATGGCTTTAATAGAGATAACATTAACAATAGACGGACAAGCAGGACCATTTGATTTATTTTCAAATGTAGATAACTATGTAAACCCTTTTGAAACACAAGTACCTGCTGCAAGTTTAACTGGTGGATATATAACATCATTAGCTCCTCCAAATACTTCTATTGTTAGAATTTGCTCTACAGGCGTTTGTACTAATTGTATAGATGTTCCTACTAATTGTCCTACCACTACAACAACAACTAGTTCCAGTACTTCCACTACTACAAGTACTTCAACATCAACATCAACAACTACTACAGAAGTACCACCAAATAGATTTAACTGGGAGCTTATAACAAATACACCAGGATCATTAATTGCAGCCGACCCACAAAAATCTACTTTAACAGTTACTGTTAATGCAGTTGAAGTGGTAAATGTAGCTATTACAGGAAGTGCATCTTCAGCAAGTGGTTCAGTAGATATACTACCAGGAGATATTGTAGCTGCTAACATCTTTACTCAAAGAGAGGGTATGTATAACTTTATTCATACAATAGTAGAAGATGGTATATTCTATCAACCACAAGATGACTGTCTTGACTGTTTTGACGATTACACTACTGTTATGTCTCCAAACTTTGTAGGAGCAGGGGTAGATGTAGATTTCTCTTTTGTAGCTGATACGTATAAAGAACTTACTACAACAACTACCACAACTATAGCAGCAACTACAACAACAACTACAAGTAGTACCTCTTCAACAACAACAACAACTACAACTTGTGATTGTTCATTAAATGGTGCAAGTGTAACTCTTGTAAGTGGCTCAACGACAACAACAACAACTCTTCAACCAACAACTACTACAACTACTACTAATGCTGGAGCAAATATTCCAGGATTGATCTCTACTTTATTTACATCAAACCTTGCTGTTGGTATTTGTGAATATGCAGTAAATCAATTTGTTTGGAAAACCGGAACGACTACTGTTGCTTTTGGTGATTTTCTTTTCACTCAATCTGGAGGGTCTGTCGGTAGTGTATTTGATGGTGACTCTAAATATTGGCATGCTAATTTTGATGGAGATAGCTATATAGTAAAAGTAAATAGTCTTGGTGAGATTACATATGTAACTAATTGTAACCCTTAAAATTAATTTATAATGGCAAACAACATAATATTTAATATAAAACTTACCAGTGCAGGAAATTGTTCAGGACCAGTTGATCTTTATTCAGATGTAGATAACTATGTAACAGCATTTGAGAGTGGGGTTTCTATAACACAATTAACAAGTGCATTAGGTTACAACACAAGTAATGTTCCAGCTGGAACTATTATTATAAGAATACAAAATGCTAATACTAATCATGCTTGTAATGATAACTATGTAGATGTTTCACTTCCTGGAACTGAATATACAGAAGGATATTTCTTTGATAGTACACCTTATGCTTCATCTGGTGCTGGATGTATTGCTGGAGATGATACTGATAGTCAATACTTTCATAATGGTATTGTTATAGGAAATTTATATATACCACCGGAAGGAAGTTTCTTATATGATTTTAGTGATCCAGTGGGAGCAACTTTACTAAACTTAACACCAGGTTGGTATGGAATAGCAAATGATACAAACATACCTGTCGAAGCAATGATATTAATAGGAGCAAATGGATATGAAGTTGAATGTTGTAATGTTCTATGTCCATAACAATAAAAATATAAAATGGCAATATTAATACAAGCTAGTAGTGTAGGAAGTGATGCAGGACCTTTTAACTTGTTTTCTCAAGTAAATGGATTTACAGAATCTTTTGAAACAGGTATAACATCTCTTCAACTTCTTGTAGGGTTTGTTTCATACAATGTCCCTGCAGGTACTACAGTGGTTAGAATTCAATCTTCTAATGATGATTGTAATTCTTTTGTAGATGAACCTATAGATACACCTCCTGTTTGTCCAAACACTGTTCCTGTTTTTCAGATATGTAATACTAACTCATCAATGGATGATAACTTTAATATACTTTTAAACGGAGTTACAATAGGATCTGTTGACCTAAGTCAAAATGCTCAAGTAGGAGCAGTATTTATTGCTAGCACTACTCCAGTAACTTTAACTGAACCAAACTTCCCATGTCCTTTAGGTGGTATGCAATTATTCTTTTTTGATCCAGCTTTAATATCTTATAGAAACCATATAGAAATGGTAAATACACAAAATAACGGAAATGGTAATCTAGGAAACTTAGCAATAAGTAACTACGATTTAGCAGGTAGTATATTATCAAATCCATGTCTCGTAAATACATTTCAGTTTAGTGGAAGTTCAGGAGATAATTTTAGTTTTACTTGGATTTATGATCAATGCTGTCAATCACAACCATTACTTTAAAAAGTTCTCTTTTGTTGGTTTTAGAGAACTTCTCCCAGGGGCAAAAGCCCCTAGGGAGTTTTTACATATAATCAGATTAGTTATAAAGAATAACTCTCATGGTTAAGTTTTTTATGTTTAGTCAAATAATTTATCTATCTTTACAACATTTACTAATTAAATACAGGACAAATGGCTGAAAATCAAGGACTTCTTAATGAGTTAAAATCATTATTAAAGCGAAAAAGAAGCAAACAGTGGTACGCAGAACAACTGAAAATAACACTGTCTGAAGTAAATGAATTATTAAAAGAGATGAGGGGGAAGAATGTAGATGAAGGAGAGCAGTTTTTAGACAGTGAACCAACTCATAGTAAAGAATTTGAGCAGGCATTGCGGAAAGTAAGTAACGATAAAGGAACAATAGAAAGTACAATAACTCTTGACTTTGAACCAAAGAGTGATATAGAGTTAGCAGAGTTACACAAGATAGATCTAGAAAAGTATATAATTACTAACTACTGGTCTAAAGTACTTCCAACTGGAAAGTTTACATCTTCAATCTTTTCTAAAAGAAAAGGTCCAGAAGATTACACAGCTGATGATTTCAGCAAGTTCTTAGAGAACTATAAATCAAACTACATTCCTATCTCTTCTCCTAAACTAGATAATGATAAATCTCTTGTAGATATTGAACTATCTTTATCTGATTACCATTTAGGTAAACGATATGTTGATGGAGATAATGATCCAGAGACCAGAGCTACAAGGTTTGTACATATAGCAGAAGCTTTAACACATAAAGTTAGATCTGTTTACGATATAAATAAAGTAGTGTTTCCTATATCTAATGATTTCTTTCATACTGATAATTATCAAAACACTACAACTAACGGTACTCCACAAGATATAATCTTAGATTATGCTTCAGAGTATGAAATGGGATTTAATATTCTAGTAGATACTATTAAGATGCTTAAGACTAACTCTAAGCATGTTGAAGTTATTCTAGTACAAGGTAATCATGATAGAACTAAATCATATTATTTAGCTCATGCGTTAGATATATTCTTTAAGAATGATAAAAATATATCATTTGTTAGAGAGGAAGGATTAATTAAAGCTACTGTAGTTGGTAGTACTTTTATTGGTTTCCATCATGGTAACTGTAAAATTGATGCTTTGCCTTTATTATTTGCAACACATCCTGTTTATAGTAAATGGTTTGGAGATGCTACATATAGAGAAGTTCACACAGGTGATAAGCATCACTATATGGCTAAAGAGATAAAAGGAGTAAGAATACAACAAATGCCTAGCTTATCTGGAACAGATAGATGGCATAAAGATAATAATTTTGTACATAGTGTACGAGCTGCCTTAGCGTTAGTCTATGACTTTAAAGTAGGAAAGGTAGCTGAATTTGAAGAAAGAATATAGATATGGCAACAAAGTATGGAAAGCCTACACCAGGCAAAAATGTAAAAGCTCCTAAGATTCGTCCTTATAATATGAAGCGTAATTATATGAGAGAAGCTGATCAAATGGGAGGTATACAAGGATTCGGTAATTACAGAAAGAAAATATAAAATGGCAACATTAAGAAAATTAGTTTCAGATGTGCGATCTATGCACAAAATATTATCAACAGATGCACTTATCACAGATCGAGCAATCGCTTCTGAGGTTAAGAACAATGCTCAATTGCTAATTAAGAGAGAAACTAATTTAAGAAAACTATGGGCTAGTGATACATTGTTTACTACTATTCCTTGTTTAGAGATGAAGGAAGTACCCATCTCTGAATGTTGTGATTATGTAGATGAGTGTAGTGTATCACGAACTGTATTTAAGCTACCTAGAATATCTGAAGGTAACTATCAATATGTAATCCAAGGTGTTTATTCTATAGATGCTATGGGTGGTAGAGGTACTAAATTAAAAGAAATAACAATCAATAGATATATTAACCTATTAAAATTACCTATAGTAAAAAATGATTATTACTTTTGGATATCTAATGGATATCTTTATGTAAATAATCCTTTATTAAAAGCAATAAGGTTAGCAGCATTCTTTTTAGAAGATGTACCTAACGAGATCATGTATCCAGAATGTGGATGTGGAAGTCCTGAATATACAGATGAAGAGTATTGTAAAAATCCTTTAGATAAGGAATATGCATTACCTGGTTATTTAGAACAACAAGCATTATCATTAACTTCTCAAAAGTTATTGTCAACATATTTCCAAATTAAGGATGACATGAGTAATGAAGGCATAGATGGACAAGCTCCAAATGCTCAACCTACAAACTAGAACTATATATGTCAAGAGTAGCAGTTGACTGGAGAAGTGCAAGTAAAAGTAATTACGAGGACTTCTGTAAAAAGAACCCTTTAATCTCCTTAACTTTTGATGAGTGGAAAAATATTCTATATGCTTTCAATGAATCTTTTAAATACTACATCCTAGAGACAGGTGAAAAAGAAAAGTTACCTACTGGGTTTGGAGAGTTTTCTATTAATAAAAAGAAAAGAAGAAAAGTTAAAGGAGTTGATGGTAAGGAGTTTGTAAATCTTCCTATTGATTGGCAAAAGACTAAACAAAAGGGGAAAGTTATATATAACTTTAATTACCATACAGAAGGATATTTCTTTGGTTGGATGTGGTTTAAACAAACTGCTAGATTTAGAAACTCTGATCTATGGTATTTTAAACCTTCTAGAAGAACTTCAAGAGATCTTTCTCACTATCTAAAGGCAGACAACAAGTATCAACACACATATCATGAATGGAAAAAATAAGTTATGTCATACTATTATAAATACGATTTTGTATCCCCAGAGCCTCTATATGCAACAGTAAAAGAAGAACTTAAAAGTTACTTTGACACTGGAGCTGTAGATGATTTATTATTTCCTACCTACCTAGACAAATGTCTTAGGAAGATGGGTAGGACTACATTTCAAATTACTACTGAGATTTTGTTTATAGAAGACTTTCAAGCAAGACTTCCTGATAACTTTTATGCAGTAAGAGAAGCATGGATGTGTGCAGTAGTACAAGGAAATCCTTATCCTGCAGCATCTTCTTTATATACTCAAGCAGTTAATGCTACTACTATTCAAGTAGCTCCTTTAACAATAGGAGGAACTCCTTGTGATAATCCTTCATGTCAACATCCTAGTTGTGATGGTACGTGTATGCCTACAGTAGTACAGGCTGTATACAAAACAAATAGTGAAATTCCTAGATCCTGGAGAAGGTCTTACTTATTAAAACCAGGAAATATATCTGCACGTAAAAGTTGTAATTTATCCTATACTAATTCGTGGTCACAATTTAATCAATTAACTTTAGCAGGTCGTGAGTTTACACCTGGTGCTTCTTCCTTTGACTCTTTTGATATCAGAGATAATAACTTTGTAACAAACTTTAGATCCGGAACAGTACATCTAGTATTTTATGCAACAGATTATGATAAAATAGGCAATCAATTAATACCTGATAACTTTCGTGTTAGAGAATATATTGAAGCATTTATTAAATTCAAAGTATTTGAAACTCTTACAAACCAAACAGTAGACGAAACATTTAATCAATTACAAACTAAACTCATTTATCATAAACAGATAATGGATGAAGCTTGGATAATGGCAGAAACAGAACTTAAAAAAGAAACAGTTTATCAAAAGCAAAGAAAAATTATTACTGACTTAAATCGCTTCAACCAATATGAACTTCCAGATGCAAAATCTCAAGTATCAGGTAGGTATTCAAATAGACGTTGGAGACGTAATGGTTCTAATTAATACATATGGCTACTAGAAAAGAAAACGATGATGCTGCTTCAGGTTTAGCTGCTGCTAAAAAGAAAGCTGCAAGTGCTAAACAGATGGATGCTGCTCAAAAAGGTCAAGTTAGACTTGAATATGGGCAAGCTCAATCTGGCCTTAATATGGACAGTACTATTAATCAAGTACAACCAGGAAAACTTACTTATGCATTAAATGCTACTATAGAAAACTTTGATTCTAGTTCTATTAATTATCAGAATGAACCTGGGAATGAGCCATGTTTAACATTTCCTAGTGGTTATGAACTAGTAGGAAAGTATACTATACCTGAGAAAAAGAAAAATATATTCTTCTTAACAAATCCTACAACTGGTAATAGTGAGATTGGCTTTCAGTTTAATAATGATTGTCAATACCAGCAGTTAGTAGCTGCCCCATGTCTAAACTTTAACATTGATCATCCTATTCATAAGGTAGTCCACAGGATAACAAACTGTAGTACAGAAATATACTGGACTGACGGATTAAACCCTAGAAGATATTTAGATATAGATGATCCTCCCTTCAAACTTATAGCTGGTACTCCCACTTGCGATCCTGTATATAGTAACGATTTAGATTGTAATCAACTAAAGATTCAACCTAACTTTGATATTCCTCAATTACAAATACCTGAAGTAATTAACTTAGGTACTTTAACTGCAGGAACTTATCAGTTTGCAATTCAATATTCAGATTCAGTTGGTAATGATTTAACTTCTTATTATTCTGTTACTAATCCTTGTCCTATTGCTGATAAATTAATAACATCAGTAAACTTTAATTACCCTGTAGGAAAATCTATAAGAGTAGCTGTATCTAATTTAGATCAAACTGGACAGTTTCAGTATTTTAATTTAGCTGTAATTAAAACGATAAATGATATTAGTTCAGTAGAGCTGGTTGGTACTTATAATATAACAGAACCTGCACAAGAAATATTGTATACAGGAGCAGATGCAAGCCCTATACAATTATCTATGAGTGATATATTTGAGAAGTATCCATACTATAGTATTGCACAAGATGTAACATCTGTACAAGATACTTTAATATGGAGTAATCTTACATCTATAGATAGAATCAATTATCAACAGATAGCTTCTAATATTACACTACAGTGGGAGTCTTATAGAATACCTGCTGGAGAAAACTATTCAGATGAATATAATGCTACTAATTTACGTGGATACATGCGTGATGAGATATATGCATTTGAAATAGTGTTCCTTTTAAGAAATGGAAAACAAACAGATTCATTTCATATACCAGGTGCTGGTTATAACAATGTTTTTGCTGATGTACCAGAAACCAATGATGACTTTATAGGAGTTCCGGATACTTATATAAACGGTATAGGATATAGTCCTTACTGGAAAATATATAATAATGCTACAAACCTAGGATTTTCAGATGGATATGTATCAGATAATAACTACAAAGGACCTTATCAGTTTGGAGAGTTTGCATACTGGGAGTCTACTGAAAAGTATCCTTGTAACACAGATGTGTGGGGTAATTTAGCAGATGAATATATTAGACATCATAAGTTTCCAGATGTATTAGTAAGTCCTATCATGGAAAATGGTAATATAATATATGATAAGGAAGGTCAGATTTTACCTACAATGCAAGATAATGCTGTATTTCCTATTGGTGTAAAAATAGATAATGATCAGATAGCTAATCTTATAATAAGTTCAGATCTTACTCAAGATCAAAAAGATGATATCATTGGGTATAAAATTGTTAGAGGTGACCGTAGTACTAATAAATCTGTAATTGCAAAAGGTTTAATAAGAAATGTAAACAAGTACAATAAACAAGATCAAGATTATTATTACCCTAACTATCCATATAATCAAGTTGTGGGAGAGGATCAGTTTATTCAAGAAAACAACAACGCATGGACTGACAATGCTAAGTCATGGCTTATATATATGCCAGATGAGGATCCACAGTTTCCTTGGTGGGTAGACTTTTTTGATATACCACCTCCCATTATTGATACTAATAAAGATGATGAAGGAATATATGCATATACTAGTTTAACTAATGGTAGAGAGGTTCAAGCAATTATAAAGGTTGGATGCGTTATAGAAGTGTGTTCTCCTACAAGACCAATAGCTTTAAAAGGTATTATGACTATAGGTCCTGGAGATTATGATGTGTGGGCCTGTGATAGTAGTGGAGCCGAGCTTGCATGTGGTTGGAGATTAAATTGGTACAACCCTTTTAATAGACAGAACTTAGACCAAGATATACAGAGAGCACAATGGATGGGTGCTGGTGCAATTGTTGGTGGTACGTTTGGTACTGTAATTACTCAAGCATGGGAAGGAGACCCAGATCTTCTAAATACTTCTGACAATCCGTATAAACCTTGGCCAACGGAAAAAGGAACATTCCTTGGTATTAATTGTACAAAAATTACAATTGACCCTCAACCTATTGATAATACTATGTTTTCAGATCCAGAAGGTCAGGAGCTTGGAGAAGGAGAGAGTCAAGGGGAGGGTCCAGATTATATTGGTCCAATTCCAGATTATGATGGAGAAGAAGCCTTAGAATGTCTAGGAGAAACAGGAGAGCCAGGTTTTGGATTTCCTCACTTTCCAACTCCTCCACTTAATCCTGATGAACCAAGTAGTCAGGGTGTGGATACATTGCTAGGTCAGTCGATTGGTAGTGGAAGTGAAGGCTTTTTAAATGGTAGTAATAGTAGACCTTTTAGTAGAAGATCTGGTTTAGGATGTGATCGAGAATTTCCTATGCCTATTTTAGGAGAGGAAAAAGAGACAATAAAAAGTCAAATATTTAACTCACCAGATACATCATTTGGACAACCTTTCTTAGGAGACATAATGAAGTTAGAAAGTGTAATGTTTGGAGCTGGTAAAGCTCACTTTGTAGAGGTAAAAGATAATGCTAAGTATAAACTGCTTTCTAAAGAAGCTCAACAAGATGCATTAAATAGTGCAGAAAGAGTAGCTAAAATGGGTGCTGGTGGATTTAATGCTGGTGTAATGTTTACAGTTTATCAGTCATATCTTACTATATATGTAAACGGTATTACTAGAAGAAACTATGGTCAATCATTTAATTCTATAGCAAACTATGATTATTCTTTTCCTATTGAAAATAATGTTAGTGGTGGGATCAAACAAAGACAACTAGATACTTCTAGATATCTAATACCAGGAGTACAATCTATATATCCTAATGATCCTCCTGTGAATAATTGGAACAGAGAGTCATCAGTATATATAAAAACAAGAGAAGATATATCAAGTGTTAATCCAACTGCAGAACCATTTCTTCTTCCTCATAAAACACCTAGTTTAGAAAATACTAATGGTGATCCTAGTATTGTAGAATACTCAAGATTTGGAATAGGAGAGTCTGGAAGTTGTGCAAAGCCACAAAAAGAACAAGATATAAAAGTAGTCTCGTATTATGGTTCTATGAAAAATTTGATACCTAATCAATATGGTCAAATAAATTCATTTTTAAGAATAGATACAGGCTATCAAAAAACTTTCGACATTACTCAATCTACTTCCTCACTTACAGGAACAGATACAATTTTTGGAGGTGATACATTTATATCTAGATTTACATTTAAAACTAAACTACCATTCTTTATAGATAATAGAGTAGGAGCACCAAATGATTCAGACATATTTTTTGATGAATTAGGTAATGTAGGTTATCCTAAGTTCTGGCACTCTGCTAGATCTATTTTAGATAACTATATAATAACCGAAGGGACTGGAGCTCCACAACCTATGTATAACCTTATATCTACTAAGGCTCATAATTTTGATTGTGCAAATGATCCATCACAAATACCTGTTTCTACAGACAATCCTATATTTGGATCATTTAGAACATTCTATGATGGGTACATGTATTTATGGGCTTATGGTGTCCCTAATTTTTATTGTGAAACTTTATATAATACAGATTTAAGACAAGCGTTCAATAATAAAGAAGGAGACTTTTGGCCTCATGTAAGTAGTGGTATTCCTGATGATTGGGTACAAGAAACAAATGTACCTATCGCTCAAGATAATACATATTACTATAATGTAACATACTCTAAGCAAAACAAGGAAAACTCATTTAGTCAACTTCCTCCAGACTGGGAAGAGGATTTATGTTTTACATACTTTCCATTTAGAGCAATTTATTCTGACACACAAGGAGATAGTGCAGATAATAGAGTAAACAACTGGTTAGTCTATAGAGCTCTTTCTCGTCATGACTTTCCACAGAATTATGGTAATCTTACATCACTTGATGGTGTAATGGATAGAGCTATTCTAGCAAGGTTTGATAATAAAGCTCTCCTTTATGGTTCACTTTTAACTATAGACACAAGTAATCCACAAGCAGCTTATATAGGTAATCCTAGATTATTTGATGCTGCACCACCTTTAGATTTTGCTGAAACTGATTTAGGGTATGTAGGTTCTCAAAATAAGTTTTTGTTAAAGATACCATATGGTTCAATAACTGCAGATGCTAAGAGAGGTCAGATATTTCTAATAGGAGGTAAACAAGCTGTTGATATAACAGCAGCTGCATCAGGAGTAAATAGATTTATGACAAATCATTTACCATTTGAAATACTAGAATACTTTCCAAAGGTAAACATAGACAATCATTTTAATGGAATAGGATTACATGGAGTATATGATAGTAGGTTTGATAGAGTTATAATTACCAAGCTTGATTATATTCCAATTGATGATAGGATTCAATATGATGCAGATACTAAAAAGTTTTTTATAGTAATAGGAGATGATCCTACTACTCCTGATATTGAGAATATAACACAAGAGGTATTCTTGTTTGATAAAGAATACTTTTGTAGTAAATCATGGACTATGTCTTTTGATTTTACTACTAAGAGTTGGATATCTTTTCATTCTTACCTACCTAATTTTTATATAGGAGAAAATAATTTCTATTACTCTGGCATAAATAGTTGCTGTACAGAGTTTACTGCGATATTAGATACTCCAGATAGAAGTAGAATAGATGAAGAAACCCCTCAACTAGAAATGATTGTAGGTGTTGTGCAAGCTCCAAAACTAATTACAACTAGTACAACAAGTACTTCTAGTCCTTTTATTACAACTACAACTAGTACGACTGTAGCACTTGATTGTGATTTTAATATAGTACTATCAGAAGAGTTAGATTGTGAGATAGATGGTGTAGGATATATAACAGTGCCTACTCCTACTACTACCACCATATGTTATAGAGAAGGAAGTTTGCAAAATGTATCTTTATCTGAAGGATATGAAAGACAAAGTGATCAACAAGTAGTTATTGGTACAGGCTCTGCAATAGAAGCATGTTCAGTAGCACGTATAGTTGACACTGCAAATACAGAACTTAGTGCTGTTCCTATAGAACAAGCTGCACAGATTACTACTTTTAATAACGGTATTAGTTTACTTTCCCAGTATGTATACAGAGGTATTGCTACTGATTGTACATATGTATCTGATGGTTGGTATACAACTTCTGAAGAGTTTAATGATAACAATAGTGTATTTTACATAGAGTCTGGAAGAGTTATGGAAATATATGATTGTGGATGTAACACAACTAGTACAACAAGTACTATTGCACCTTACATACCTGAATGTTGTGTAGTTCTTGGTGTAGAAAATATAAGTCAATCAGAAAATAATCTATACTTATTAAGTGATGGAACTGATGCTAATCCTATTCCACAAAATAGTCAAATTCCTAGAAAAGTTAAATTAGATTGGAATCCAACAGAGAATGTAGACTCAACAGCATGGTCAGAAAGTTATTTATTTACATACACTAGTAGTACTCCTGAATTTAATATATATACTATAGACCTAAGTCCATGGAAAGTAGAGAGTAGTCAAATGATACTTGCTCCTAGTGGAACAAGTGGACCTATGATAGCTAAAAATGACACTACTTTAATTACAGCAAATACCAATGGTTATGTTACAGAAATAACATTTGATTACACTGCTTCACCTTCAACCGCTACTCCTAGTAATAAGTTTTTACTACCAGCAGCACACACGTTCTCTACAGATTTTATATTTGTAAATGGAGATGTTCCAAAATTAATTACTGTAGGGTATGCTAATTCTGCACCTAGTGATGCTATCTTATTTGAATTTAATTATAACACTGGAAGTATAAACTTACAAGTTACTTACACTGGTAAAACAGTAAGAAATGTAGTATATTGTGATTGTAATATATATCTAGTCTGTGATGGAGTTACTAATCCAACTGATATATTTATTGTAGAATCTGTATCTCCATATAGTTTAATTGGTATACTAGATGATCCAATTTCTAATTATGACAATATAACATTGGTTAATCAACTATCACAATGTATGATAAAAGGAATAGAGAATACAACTACTAGCACAACTACAGTAGCTCCAACTACTACTACTACATCTACATCAGCTGCTCCAGGAGTTTGTAATGAGTATGAAATAGTAGGACCTAGAGCTTTAATATATACAGATTGCTTTGGACAACAAGCTAGTATATCTGTACCTACTGGAGATACAGAAACAGTATGTGCTGTAACAATTACAACTGGATCTGGAGTAACATTAATAGGACCTTGTACAGTATCATGAAAATAATAAATCTAAAAATAACAGCCGCTAGTCCTAACATAGGACCTTTTAAGATCACAGATGACCTAGGAAATATCTTAGGAGATAATGTATCATTAAGTTCTTTAGTACAGGGTATAGCCTACTCAGTAGAAAATGAAGTTAGTGTTGTAACATTAGAGTCATCTGGTGATTGTAATTTTAAAAAACAATTTACAGTTGATAATCAAGTTAGTAATGAAGAATATATAGATGCTACATTTAGACCTCTTAGAACAGGATGTTTGTGGACACATTTAAGAAATGATACTTTATACAATTACTACTATGGAGATATTGCTCCTTATATTATTGAGTATCCTTTTGCATATAAATATAATGATCAGATCCTTCAAAATATAAGAGATTACAGTAAGGTGTATACATATATCCCTTCTACTTTAGGAGAGTTTGATTCTAATAGTAAGATACAAACAGATGATAAATACTTTAATAAAGCTGTATTATATAATGGACAACAGTCTACAGGTATATTAGAACTTGTTCCTAAACCAATGAATAATTTAAGTTCATATCTACAGTATCCAATATTAAATACTGACAGTAAAACTATTACTTTTTCAAAGACAGATAGTTTCTATCAATATAATACTTTCTGGGCACTACAAAAAAATGATCAAGTGCCTTTATTTAAAACATCCTGTGAATCTAAATCAATAGATAAGGTTGTTAATCAGGACAATATGAACTATGGTGACCTATCTTTTAAGAAGTCACAACTAAGAGCTAAGAACGTTAAGGTGAGACATATACTAGATAATACTTCGACTTCACATATTGTAAGTCAGTTTATTGTAGCACCAGCACAAATATCATATCATTAATGGCACTAACACCAGGTAAAGCAAAAAAGATGTTAAGCGATGGAACTGTCCATGGTCAATCTCTGTCTAATAAACAGAAGAGATACTTCGGTGCTATAGCTGGAGGGGCAACACCTATGAAAGCAATCAATGGTGGTTGGTTAGATAAGTTTGAAGATGGAGGTTCATTACCTAAAGCCCAAGATGGCTGGTTCAATGATGGAGAAGAAAAAGAAGAAGAGCTAATACCAAATTTAACAGATGAGCAAAAAAGAATAAAAGAATATAATATTAATTATTATGAATCTGACAAATTTAAGACAAGATTAAAGAATATGCATGAGGATTATCCTAGTACCTTTTATCTAGATAAAACAAAAAAAGAAAGGGATAATTTACTAGAAACTAATCCACGCAAATCAGGAGTGCTTGATAGGATGGTTTCTAATATGGAAAATAACACCGGCTATTATAAACCTTTAGATGTAGACAGTGTGAGTAAACGTGCTCTAAAGAAATTGAAAACGTCAAACAGTGTTAGTTACAATAATGAAGACGATAGTCATGCAGGTTTGCCCATAAATCTTAATAGTACAGAGAAAGGAATGACAGGTCAGATAAAACCTAAACTATTTAATCTTGATGAAGTTTTTAGTCATGAATTAGTACACAATGTACCGGTTCCTTATACTGATGTATTTAACGATACTGTATCCTCTAAAATGACAGGAGCTTTAGACTGGCATGATAAAGAAGTTGAAGAGACTAGAGCGGATGTTGGTGGATTACGATACATCTTAAATAAAGCAGGAATTAATGATGCATCAAAAGAAGATTTTAATATTAAAGATTTAAAGCAAGCATCTGAAAAACTTAAAGATAGTGATTTATTTAATAGGCTTAGAACTATATATTCAAATGACAAGGATTTTATATGGATAATGAATAACATAGCTTCTACAGATAATTTAGATAGTCAAACATCTAACATATCAATGGCTGAAGATGGTACAGAAATACCTAAAGCTCAAACTGGTGACAAGTATACAATAGTACCAGAAGATGGTATAGAGTTAGATGAGGTTGTTATAACTGGAAAGTCAAACAAGAGAAAAAAGAAAGATAAAATAAGAGAGGAGTTATTTAAGGATATGCCTGATTTTATGAAGTATGGCGATGATGATTATACTCTTTCAGCTGAACAACAGCAACAACTTGATGATCTAGGTATTACAGACTTGGATAGTTACAATGAATATTTTGGAACATCTTATGATAGAGAGAATGCAGGAAATGAGTTTAATTATTTAAACTCTTATAAGCCTGAACGTGAAGAGTTGATTAGTAGTATTCATAGTGCTACTAATGCAGCAGCAAAAAATATAATTACAGCTGCATCATTTATACCTAGTCCAATAAGTGGTGCTAGTTTATTGTCTAAAACACCACAAGCATATCGAGCTCTTGCTGGTCCTCTTAGACAAGCTTATAAATATACTGCTAATAGTCCTGTTGGAAAAGCTGCTTATAAGTATATAGGAAAACCTTTTAGAAAGGCACTGGACTATAAACCAGGAGGTGGACCATTTAGTGTAGGGAACTATGCTGATATGGGTAGTGTAGGGTATGGTGCTTATAACATTGCTCCAGATGTAAAAGAATTATATAACAATCCTAGTTGGTCTAATGCAGGAAGTGTAGGTATAGATGCTTTAGGATTTACTCCTTTCTTAAATAAAAAGTTTACTGGGCCTCTTAAGAATACATTGCTTCCAAACTTCTCAGATGATGTAGCAAACCTTAAAAATGCTATAACCGGTCCATTGAATAAAATTACCAATCCTTTGTCAGACTTTAGAGTAAACCTCGGAAAAGGGATAGAAAGATTTAAAACTCAAGGTAATGTTAATGCTAGGCCATTCTGGAAAGGGTTTAATGAGAATCCTGTTCCATCGGCTGCTAAATTTGACAAAGATTGGGTAAGTGCTCCAGGATTTGATCAAAGATATGACAAGTTTGTATATCGTCATCAAGACCCTAGATTATTGGATTTGCAAAAAAGTAATGATCGGCTATATAATTCAGGTATGGATCTGCTAAGACAAAAACAACCTGACTTATTTGCACAAGGTCCTAGCACCTACGGATCACAGTTGACTATGCCTCTTTCACAAATCTCTAAAATGTTTCCAAGACTTAAACTTGATGCTGATATGTTGATGGGTATTAAGCGACAAAATGCAGGTATTCTTAATACATTAGATGCAGCCAAGAATGCTAGTATGAACTTAGATCAAATAGCGGCAACAGGAAAGTTTACTAAAGTGTTTAATACTAATTCCCTTAGTCCAGATGATTTAAAGTATTTTGAAGAAAACTCTAACGTTCTAGGATTCTTTAGAAATTCAGAGAATAGAGCAATTATAAACGAAGATCAACTAAGAGCATACTATGGAAACAATCCAAGTAAATTGAGTGCCTATATGAGATCTGTTCTAAATCATGAGAATTCTCATGCACTAGATGCTGGTGCAAGAGCTACTAAACCTCTATATAATAATACTACTAGGGCAGTTATTCCTGAAATAGTTGATGATGGTAAGAATGTTTTAACAGGAGTAACTCAGAAAAATATTGAGGAAGTGTGGCCAGGTTTCAAAAATCTATCAAAAAAACGACAAGAAAAACTTGCATATCTATCTGAACCAACAGAAGTTGTAGCAAGAATTAAAGAGTTAAGAAGCCAATTCATTCCTAAAAAGTTTGTAGGAACTGATAAGCAGTATGAAATGTCTGACGATTTAATAAAGAAAATAATGTCAGAAGGAAAGAAAGGTAACACTTCAGTAGATGCAACCTTCTTTAGACTGATAAAAGATAAAGAGGCATTTAAGAACCTGTTTAAAGTTCTTCCTGCTGTAGCAGCACCCATTGCTATTGGTGCAGGTCAACAAAGAAATGGTGGTAGTATACCTAAAGCTCAAATTGGTGACAAGGTAGCAGCTATAGCAAGTTCTATGGAAGCTAATGAAGAAGATGGAGGAAGACCGCCTGCAAGTTTTAATAGTATAGAAAGTATTGGGGGTTTCAAAAGATATATGCAAGATGCTTTTAACTCAAGTATGGATGAAGAAGGTTTGTGTAGAGATAACACATGTGTTCAAACAGTAAAAGATTTTTATAGTAAAGCTGGTATAGAAGCTATACCTGAAGATGTTTATAACAATAGAGAGTTTTTAAAGAACTATAAAGAGTATGGGTTTGAAGAAGTAGATCAGAAAAATCTTCAACCAGGAGATGTGTTACAATACTACTATGGTGAAGATAGTGAAGGCATAGATGTAAATCAGGACCTTTTAAACTTTCCATATCACATGGGCGTTTATGTAAACCCTGGAGAGTACATTGGAGATGGTGATAGTGAA